TCTGTGTGTTCTTATGCCAATAAGCAAACCATGGCCATCGAATTATATCTTCGTAGCGATGAGCGCTTACCAGTGACCACTTACCCTGTGATAATGGCACCCAACGGTAAAGATTCTCATCTACCTCATACGGAATACTATCCTTGCCAGGCCGAATAAGCGGGCGATGTCCTCGAACGAAACGGCGAGGCTCGCCTTTTACATGCCCCCTGCCAGAATTATTCTGAGAGGCGATCTTCGTCGGTAATCCACATCCACACTCGCAGAGTTTCATGCCGCCTTCTTAACCTTTTCCCGATCCCAAATCCGACTCTTGCAGGCCGGGCACGTCTTCGGCGTCCCGGCGATCCGCTGAAACCAATCAATTCCGCAGCGCTTGCAATGTCGGGGTGTACCAATCTTCGCCATGCACAAACCTTACTTATCATCTGTTCACTTGTCAACTGCAAAATAAACCATCTTGCAACACATCCTTGCAACCGTCTACAATCTCCCTCATGGAAACGAAACGCCGTGTAGGCAGGCCAACAAAAGCAGAAGCTCTCGCAAGAGAGCTAGCCGGGGAAGTCAGGAAAATCAAGAAAGTTAAGAAAGCCAAGAAGATCATCGTCATCCCCGCAAGGACGAAACTCTCCCGAGGACGGCCAACCAAAGCGCAGGCTCTGGAAATAAAGCACGCCGAAGAAACCATTGCAAGGTTCCGAGCTGAAGCCGAAGCTCGCAAACTGAAGACGCGCGCGCAAGCTGCCAAGAAAGGCCACAAGAAGCTCCGGGGTGTCAGGCGCGCAGATCCTGCTTTCTTCGAGAAGATTGGCTCGCTCGGCGGTACGGCTACCGGCGATCGGATGGGCAGGCATAAAGCCGAGTTCTATCGCGCGATTTCCGTGCTGGCGCATCAGGTGACGAGGGAAAAGCGGGCTGAGGCGAAGTTCCAGGCGGAGAAGGCGGAGCGTGAGGCGCGGAGAATTGCGCGGATGAAGGGGGAGGGATAGTCTACCGCCGCGGCGAAAGCCGCCGGACTTTCTTCCGGGTCTTGGTGCCTTTGCGGAATGTCCAGCGGGTTTTCTTGCGGGCCATGAATCCATTTATACAACAGAAAAGCCCCAGCGGTTAAGCTGAGGCCTTCTGACTTGCTCTCTTTTTGGGTTGTCTTAGGTCGTCTGCGCGATCGTGAACGAAGTGATGTCCGGCGAAGGCGGTGCGACGATGGTGAGACTGATGACGCCAGTCGCCACGGTGCCATCCGCATTGGTGTAACTGATGGTCAGCGTGAAACTGGTACCCACGACAGCCGAAATCGGCAGAGCAGCGGTGGCAACCAGACCAGTCGAATCGACAGTAATGGGTGCATTGACCGTATCCGAGCTAACCCAGGTAGGGGGAGTGGACGGGACCGAAGTCGAAGGTACCGGAGTCGCGGTGAAAACCGGCGAAAATCCGGGTGCAACAGGCAAAAGCGCCATGGGAATCTCCTTATTGAGTTTGTGAGATCACGAATCTTTCAATCCGGTTAGAGGGTTGTTTTTCAAGATCGTGCTGAATCTTTCTGAGGATGCGCAAAACATGCTCTTCGTAGTGACCCGTCTTACCTTCCAGCCGTTCGATTGCAGCCTCGAATTTGAGGATTGACTGCGCGACGACGGTGTTCTCGTATCCGGCAGCGGAGCTCGTCCGAAGATACTCGACGGCATCCCTCAGAAAGCGGATATCGTCCTTGTTCTCCTGAAGGAGGCCGGTGATGCGGTCGATGTCTTTGTCTAATTGCTCGGCGAGTTTGGTATCGGGCACGCTCATAAGCTCAAATATAACTCTTGGATGCAGGGTTGCAAACGGTATTTCGTGAAAATTAACGGATGAACGGGTGACCGATTCCGCCGCCGGCCAAGGGGAGCAGCGCCGACACCAACCAGATCAGAAGAATTACGGCAACGATAATCTGGAGCACGACCCGGGCGAAGGCCAGCGGAGGCGGAAATGGGATGACGCTGATGATCCACCAGGCGACGGATGCGATCAGGCAGATGATCAGCAGAGTAATCAGCAGAGAAATCATGAGGCACCATCCGAATCCATTAGATGCGCCTTTCCTCCAACTGCGATGGTCAATTTCGAACAGTCGGATTCCTCCGACTTATGTGGCCAGCGGCAACAGGTCAACTAGATTTGCAAGTGGGATAAAGCAGGGTGGGCGTACAACGAGGACAGTGAGGCGGGACTGGCTGATTGATGGCAAGCATACGCCGGCTACATATTGCTTGCAACTTTCCGATGCCGACCGTGCTTCACCGTAACAACCTTACTTCTTCCACGTATGGTCAAAGTCTGGCGGTCGTACTGCGTTGTTACCATACAGAACAACGATCAGATCGATACCTTGCTTGGCAAATTCTGCTCTTATCTCTTCAACCATCTCCGGCGTGACAGCAGAGCGCGGCGAACGCATGATCGAAATGCGTTTTTCTAAAACTGAAGGTTGGCTTATTGGTGTAGCAGTTTCCTGTTCCATAAAATCTCCTTTCTGTATTACTCTACATGACCCCGGCTAGTTTTCTGCGCCGTCCGTGACGGACCGGGACGACTTTGTGCGGGGTAACAGCGTACCTCGACAGCGGCACTTCCTCATTCGCCAACTGCTCGGCGATCTTTGTCCGGCGCTCCTCCGGTGTCTCCTTGTGCGGGCCGGTGTCGTAGAAAGTGGATTGGTAATCCTTCACCGCTTTCACCGCGTTGTACGCATCTCGCGCGGCCACGCCCACAAACATATCGGTCGCCGCATTGATCACCCGATTCTGTTGGACGAGCTTCTGCTTGTCCTTCGGGTCATGTGTCGCCACTTCGTTGAAGAACTGAGTCAGCACCTCGACACCCATTCCCATCGACACATCGGCCATCGCCGTGAACAGCGCTTCTTTCGATGCCGGGTGCGCGGCCAGCCATTCCCTGCGCCGCTTCTCGATCTCGGCTTCAGACGAGCCAGACATCTGATGGCGAAGATGGAGCATTTCCTGCAACGCCCAGCCCGCAATGCCGAAGTTTGCGCCGAATCTCGCAATCAACTGATATGGCGCCGGACTCTTCCAATCGGCATGGTAAAGCTCCTGCCACACAGTCCGATTGACGAGGTTTGCCGTCTTGAACATGAATCCATGCAGAGACTGTGAGATACGCAAGAGCGTGGTCAGGCGGTCATAGAGAGGCTCGCCAGACGTTCCGCGCAAAGCCGGTGGCAACTCTGACGGCCGCCCGCTGCCGGTTGTCCAGTTGGCGGCTCCTAGTTCGATCTTCTTGACAGTCGCCGGGCCGTATCCCTTCGCCGCCAGGTTATCGAGTTCCTCGTCCGTGAAGCCGTAGAGGTCGGTGAGTTTCCGGCGCAGCATCGGATTCTTGGGGTCTTTGGCGAGTTCCGGATACGCATACTTTTCGAGCCACAATCTGCCGGCTCCAGCGGCAATCGCCCGGCTGATGTACATCATCGCCGTGAAACCGTTGAAGTCGAGCATCTTTTGATCGAGGCCGCCGGTACGCATACCATATTCGCGCATCCATGCCTGCCGCATGTAATTGGTCATGGCACCGCAGTCCACCGCATTGCGCCTTACTTCGACAGGAGAGATTGTGCCCTGCAGAATGGCTCTCGCCACACTCCGGGTATTGGTTGCGAGCGAGGTCTTTGCCAAATGGAACGGCAACTTTAGGACCGACAGACTCATCTTGCTGAGAACCAGCCAGCGGTTTGCCTGCCGCAAGAAGAAGCGGTCGGAATCGTGGAGTCTCGCTGGCTTCAAATCGGAAGTAATGATGCTGCTGACTAGCTTACGATCACGCTCATTGGGAAGATTGTCGATAAGCGGGTCCGTCTTCTGCCGGAACTGGCCGTGGACTTCGGTTGCCGCCAACTTCTCGGCTACTTCATTCACATACCGCTCGATCGCCTGCCGGTCGCGGCCATACATCGGAATGTCGAATTCCCGCGCGCGCTCGATGTTGCCAGCCAGACGAATCCCGCTGCTGTTCCTGTCGAAGAACGCCTGGGCCTGAGATTTCGATATACCGCGCTGCTCCGCGATCTTGTCGATGAGCTTTTCCCGGCGCTCGCTCCCCTTAGGCATCTTCATGATGTCGCCCAAGGAGGTGACTTCCGGCTTCCCGCCCTCGCCCTTGACTACGAATTTCCGGTTCCAGTCGTACATTCTGGGCCAGTAATTTGGGTCTTCTTCGATCTTTGAGAACGGAACCTCCTTGCGCTTGCCGCCTTCGTAGATAACCACCGCCAAACCCGCATCCGCGAGTCTCTGTCGAACGGTGGCAAAGAACTTGCGGTACTCGGCGACTGCCTTGTTGATGCGTGGGTCATCGGATGTCGTTTTGCCCTCGATGATCTTGGTGACGAGTTCATGCTCTGGCGGTCGCAGTTTATTCTCGAAAATGATTTTTGCGACCATGCCACCAAATTCGCCGCGGTAATTGCCTGATTTTAGATCGTAGTCGATCATCCGGCGCTTCAACTCTGCGCCCTCTTTGGGTAGTTTATTCTCGCGGAAAATCTTCTCGACGGCGCAATCCCCCGATGTGCCGAACATCCAGATATTAGACCTGACGAAGTAGGATGCGGCGCGCGCATTGTCCTTCATGTCGTCCATCCAGATCAGCGCCTCGTTCTCCATATCCCGCGTCTTGCGCTCGGTCGCCGCCTTCACCGGCTCACCGCTGCCCATGGCCCGACGCCCAGCCTCCGTCGCCTCCAGTTTGATGATGCCCTCGTTCGCTGTGATGGCGCGCGCGGCAGGGGCTGGCAATTCCTTCGTCCGGGTAAGTAGGTCGGCCCACGCCTCATGCGCCGCTTTCTGCCACGGGTCAAGGTCTTCTTCTCGCGGACCCTGGTAGAGTTTGCGACCCTGCCCCTTATACTTCATGCCCTTGTTTTTGGCATCCTTCGCCTTCGGCAATTCGAGGTCTTTGATGTGGGTATAACTCGCGCCCTCGCCATCCTGCTCCCATTCGGCGGATTGCGGTTTGACTTCCTCGCCTTGCTCGTATTGCAACATTTCTTCTGGAATGCCAACCGACTCGCGGAGGTTCTTCGAGAGCCTGGATTCGATCTTCTCGCCGAATACCGCAGCCTTCAGAGCTCGCATGCGCGGCAGAATTTTGGTTGCCAGAACCTTCATTTCCGGCAAAGTGTCAGATGTCAGAAACACGTTTGCCACATTTGACTTTGCACCATACCGCCAGGTTCTCCCGGTGCCCTGCTCGAACATGATCCCGCCCCAAGGCAGACCGAGAAAGACTCCCATGCGAGGCCGGTCGCCAACTTTGTCGTGCGCCGATGCACCGATTCCGCCGGCAGAGTATGTCATGTAGAGCGCATCCTTGGACCCCGCCATAAAGTCGTCCAATTGCTCCGCGCGTAGTTCGTTGTGCTCTCCGGCGAAGATACCCACTTTGTCGCCAAAAGCATCGCGCATCGCGCCGACAACATCCGGCAACGGCGGAAGCAGTTTGTTGATCTGAGCACCCATGTCGCCCGGCAGGTTATGGAAGAAATCCATGCCTTCATCAGCCGGCGAACGGTACTCCGAGAAAAACACGGGTTTCCAGCCATCGGCAATCGCCTTTTTTCCGAGGTCAATCGCATCTTTAAGCCGTGCGCCCTCAATGAACCGCTTGAGGTAGATGGCTTCATGCCCGGCTGTCGGGGTCAGGTACTTGCTCATCCCGGCCTTTTTGAATCCCTCCATCGCCATGGAAAACGCCTTGCGGATATTGCGCACACCGGTTCGAACTTCCTCAGTCTGAGGTACAAGAGCGACGTGCGCCTCGACGCCATCCATATCCTTGTGCAACGTTTGCCACTGCCCGCGCTCGACAAGTTGCTGCCTGAGCTTTTCCAGTTTCCCGGCGGATGCGCCACCGCTGTAGGTATTCGGTCCGACCTCCACCAAACCGAACTGCTTTGCCCATTCAGTGAATCCTCCCTTTGGCCAGAGTCCGAGCTTATGCATATAGCCGAGTTCCATGACCGTCGAGTGCGGGGTGGCGCTGGAGTAGACTACCTTCTTTGCGGCGTGGCCCAGCATGACAACCGCTTTGCCCTGCTCGGAGTCTGTCCAGTTGCGCGCTTCGGCTGATTCGTCGAACAGAACGAAGTCCCAAGGTATAGAGAGGACACCCTTATTTCCGCGAATTGTGGCGTATGTGGCGGCGTACATTCCCGTCTGGAGGTCGCTCATTTTCGACGGAAGCATGTCTACATCCACACCTAACTTTCGAGCTGTCTCCCTGTATCCGTCATCGCCTTCAATCAGGTTCTGGCTGCGAGTGACGATCAATCCAACCTTGTCGCCACCGGTTCCAAGCAGGTGATCGGCGATTGCGGACAGCATCCAGGTCTTGCCGGATCCTGTTGGGCCAGCCAAAATCGTTCCGTCGAACTGTTGCAAAGCGGAAAGCGCACCCTCGATAGCCTCTGATTGCCCCGGATAAATCATGAGTTGCCGCACATCAGGCGAAATTCGCACAGTCGGCGGCGGCGTGCCAGTCGGCAGCCCGAGCGCCTCCACATGCTCGCGCCACTTGGCGGGATCGACAACCGGCGTTCCACGTGGAACCTCCGGCGCTTTGAGCTTGGCCGCCTTTACGCCTGCGAGGGGGTTGGAGTCGGGCTTGGCAATGGCAGTTCCCTTACCTTTTCCGGCTGCAGGTTCCCGGTCGGCCTCTCCTCGCTGTTCAGGAACTCGGTCAACTGCTTTTTGTCCATCTGTAGCAGGTCCATCAGGTACTCTTCCCGATTTGCCACGATCACCTCCCAATGCTATTGCCGTTGGATCGCCATGCGCCTGTTGCGCGGTCACAGCCTGCGCCGGCGTCGTCGGCTCGTTCATCGTCGGACGTTCGCTGATTCCGTGAACCAACTGGATGACGCTGGTATCCTTCGGCTCTGAACTGCCGCCAATGATTCCTGTCGCGCCGCGGAGTTTGTCTTCGATGCCGTTCAATTGGCCGCGAAGCAGTGCCTGGCGACGGGGATCCTGCTCCCGCTTTAGTTGTGTTTCAAGGTCGCGCGCCTTCTTTGCCAGTTCGATGGTCTCGTTGAGGCTGGGCTGATAGAGTTTCTTGCCCTTCTTGGCGTCGGCCAGCATGTAGATGGTGTCTTTGCCTGGCTCTTTGTACATCCGCCACGCCTTGACACCATTCTTCTTGTCGCCGAGAAACTCGTCGGCTGCCTCTTTGTCTGTGAAGACGAACTTCTGCCCGTTACTACTCACCTCGCGCGGGCTGAAATCTATGCTCTTCAGATTAGCCGGCCACTCACCTTTCGCGCCTTCCGCCAGTTCATCAACATCGATCCGCGCCGTAATCGGCTTGCGCTCCGCCCGGGTCCAGTCATACCAATGGTCGAACATCGCGGTGAGCGCAGGACTCCCCTTTGCCAACTTGAGATTGGTCGCCTGATTGTAGATAGACTGCATCGCGCGAGAGAGGACGGCGAACACCTTCTCCAACTTGCCGCGCCGAATGCCGCCGTCTACGTGATACCGCTCGTTCGCTTTCGAGAACATCTCCTCTTGCGCATCGGTCCATTCTTCGCCTGGCTTCGCCCCCACAAAGTCGTTTGCGATCTTTTGGAACTCCGGCTTCATGAACTTGCGGATGTAGTGGGTAACCTCGTGGATAAACGTCGAAATGTCCGCTGAATCCAGCAACCTGATTACGCCAGTCGCTTCGTCGATCATCTCCATGTAGCCGCGATAGTTCTCCTCTTTACCTCCAACAGCAAAGTTGAGACGGCGATTTCCCATCAACTCCTCGGCAGAAACTCCGAGAGCGCGGGGAAGGATGTGCTCCAGGTATTGCGTTGCGGCTTCGGCCTGCTCCGGCGTGAGATTCGGATGAGTCTCCAAAACCTTGCGTAGTTCCTGCAAGGTGCGCGGACCTTCGGGAATGACCTGGGTGACACTCTCCGGGTCCGGCGTCACATCGGCAATCGCAGTCTCTGCGTGGACTGCGGGTTCAACCGGCAGCGGACCACGGCCATCCTCGATCGCGGCTTTTACGACTTCCGGAAGAGGTGTGACTGCGCCCCATTCTTCGGGGATGACTTTGAGACCGTAACGGGAAGCGATCTCGTTGGTGAAAACATCGGCCGGGTGTTCCGCGCCGTAGAGTGTTCCCTGTGCCCCATTAGCTTTCTCTGCGAACCTTGCCATCATCGTCGCGTAGGCGCGCGGTGATTCTTCGAGCGCCATAGCCAGCGCTTCAACTGCCGGAAGAGGCGGTTTATGTGTCGGTTGATCGTCGAAGCCAAGCATTGTTTGAGTTAACCGGAAACGCTCCGGGTGTAGCATCCGCTCAATATGTGATTCGGTTTCTTCTGCGGCTGGTTTAGGTTCCAGACGCTGAAAATGCTCGAGGTAGGAAGATTGGTTGCGTGCGCGGTTCGCCAGACGCACAGCATCCGTGTTCATCGAAGCGAGATTCCAGTTCTCGCCCGCATTCTGCATGCCGACAAAGAACAACCCGGCGCGGGTGAGCTTGTCCTTGACGGAATCGGATGCTTTATCCAACACTGCAGCATCTGTGACCGTCAACCCGGCCAGCATGTTTTCGAAGAGGTCTTTGGCTTTCTCTTTGAGTTCGCCGTCCTTCGAGACGTACTCCTCAATCTTCGTCGGCGGGATGATCCTGGCATCCTGGAGCAGTTGCGAGATTTCCGCAGACCGCTCGCGCATCGCCTCTCTGACGGTCTTCGCCCCTTTTGAACTGAAGATATCCATGGAATTGACAATGCCGGATAACCGCTCCGTGAACTCTGGGGTGAGTAGGCGCTTCATGGCCTCGCCCTGTTCCTCGTCCGACATGCCACCTTCGGGGCCGCGATTCAATTCGGTGCCCAGGCGCGACCATTCGATATCTGACTCAATCGGATTATCGAGTACCTTGACGAGAACAGGGTGTTCATATTTCAGAACCTCCGCCGGATCGATCCCAAAGAGCATTGCCCGGGCGTGGAGTTCTTTGACGTAGTTGGCGAATTTATCTGGCGACTTGCGAATAGCGGTAAGCAACCCAAGCGCACGCCGGTTGCCGGAGATCACATCCGCCTTTTGGTCGAGAATCGGCGGGCCGGTGGTAGCCGATACTCCATTGTCGAGTACCTGGTCGGGGTCCGGGTTCGTACCGATGGCTTCAACCCGGGCCTGCGCATTCTTGCTGGTCTTGTAGTTGCGCGGCTGGCCCTTCTGGTTATACCCCTCCCTCTCCTCATAAGTGAACGGCATGTGGGAAGTACGCACGTCGCTAGCTTCCATCAGCGCGTAATGCGCCTGAAGCTCAGCGCCGTTCCCGTGGGAGACAACTCTGGTTTCGCGGCCAACCGAAATCTTGCCAGCAAACTTCGGCTGCGGCGCCGGAGCCGGATTCTGCACAGACTCGGCACCCGCGACAACCGCATCCGCCTTCCGCGTATTGAGGTCCGCCGCCTGCTGCGCTGTATTCGCGGCTTGCGTCTGCCCCTGCGCGCGCAAGTCATCCGCCGCCTGCTGTAAATCGGCGGCCTGCGATGAAAAATGAACAACCTGCTTGACGGCCGATTCCCGCGTACCCTCGGCGTCTTCCCTGAATTTTGCCGCAGTCGCCTCGGCCAGCGCCTTGAGAATGTGCTCCTCGGCCGCGAACCGCACCTGCCGCATCCGGGTCAGAAACTCGTTGACCGCCGGCGTCCGGACTCTGGCCGGAAGGCTCTGCGCATCGCGCTCTATTTTGAATAAATCCTCAAAGTTATTGACCTGGCCGAAGCCCATCTTCGACGCCTGCTCCGTCAATCCCTTGCTCACCCGGTAAAGCGCCTCGAGCGATGGCAATTTGCTCGACAGCGAATCGTAAAGCGCCTGGGTCATCTCCTTTTGGTGATCGGTCCGCTCCTCGGCAACCAGCCGGTCGGCAACATCCATGTCCATCGCCTGCCGGGTAGCGTCCCTTTGCGCCATGCGGAGCTCGCCGCGGTGCTGTGCCAGATTCTCGGCCCCCATGTTCGCGAGATCGATGTGCTGGCCAGACTGCATCCGCTCCCTGATGTCTGTCGTGACAAACGCATCGAGCTTCGCGGGTTTCGCGCGCAGGTATTCAGCCAGCGCCGAAATGCGCCGTTCCGTGTCCAACGAGTCAAACGATCGGCCAAAGAACTTCTCGGTGTGCTCATTGAGGTCTTTGCTCGTTGCCGGGTCGGCCTTGAGTGTGTTCTCGATATTCAGCCGCGAGATGATGAGTTTGGCGGTGCCGGCAAAGAGATCGGCACCCGGCGCGAGCTGCTCCTGATCCCCGGTTTCGGTGCGATCGAGGAATGGCTTGAGTGTGGCGTCTAGCCGGTCCGCATGCTTCGCGTCGACGACATGCTGCTCATAGGCCGGCGTCTGCTTGAAGGATTCCCATTGCTCGGGGTGACTCTTCTCGAGCCACTCGGCGGCCACCTTCTGCCGGTAGACGGGCAGCGACGAAAACGACTGGCCCATTTGCTGCTCGGTCAGTTCCTGAACCTTGGCTTCGGCCGCAGTGACTTGTGCTGTGCGCTCCGCTGTCTCGCCCGCTGTCGCGCGGCGATCAACTATCGGGACGCCACCCGCTTCCGGATGCTCGGGGTCATACCGCTGGCCCGATTCACGCTCCGTCGTCCAATGGGTGCCGCCTGGGGAGACGTTCTTCGAGGTGCGGCCTTCGACAACACCAAAGCCGCGCTCTTGTTCCGTGGATGGCTTTTCTTCCGCAGCCTTCCGCGCAGCGTATTCCGTCGCCTGCTTTCTGGATTCCTCTTCCTGCTGGCGCTGAAGTTCTTCCTGCTGCTGGCGCGCTGCGGTTTCCCGGCGAAGCGCATCCTGCTTATAGGCCTCTTCCCTCGCCTGGCGCTCGACAATTTGGCGAGTGAGATTCTTGGCCGCCTGCAAACGCTGCTGGCGTACTTCTTCTGTAGTGGGTTCGGCTGCGGCTGCTCCGGCTTCTACCGCACGCGGGTCGATCGCTCCGACTCTCGACTTCTTTTCCTTGGCGCGGATCCTCGCGGCTTCCTGCGTCACCCGGGCCTTGAATCGAGGATTCGCGTCTTCGACCGCTTCGTAAAGGACCGACGCCTTCTGCTCTGAGGTCAGATCACTGAACTTCTTTTTGTAGGCGGACTGCGCCTTGTCATTGAGGATGGCGGTGTTGTCGCGCTCCTTGAAGTTCTCGATTGCGGTTCGCGCGCCGTGCTCCGCGTAGTGCATCCCGGCGATGACGGCGACATTGCCGAGAAGACTGCCCCATGCTTCCGGGGCATCGCCTTCCTTTGAATCGCTACTCACGCTCGCGGCAGTCGCGCCAGCTACACCCTCGACGCCGCTTGTGGCGAGATCGGCCTGAAAGCGCAACCCCATCGGCGCGGCAATGCTTTCCGGCATTGTGTAAATCGATGCCAGAGAGTAAAGGTTGTCGATGCTGGTCATGCCTTCGACGGACTTGGTAAAGCCCGTCACGGCGCGGGAGAAAGCATTCTTGCTGGTCGGATCGAAGATTTTCTGAAAGGTTTGCGAACCAGATACATTGGCGACCGGCGCTCCGAACGTCTTCGCTATCTGCTGCTGGAATCCGACAGTTTGCAGAGCCTGAGCATCGCCTTGCGCCGCCCGATGCTCCAGCATCACCTGCGGGTCGAGTTCGGTTCCCTTGAACATCGCAGACATGCCGGGGGCGACTGGTATTCCCCCGAAAGAACCGCCGCTGCCAAACAGAACTTCGGCGGTACCACCAGCAATCTTCTTGGTTCTCCTCCACCACGTCGGCTCATAAACCGGATCGGGAGGCTTCGTCGCTGGCTGCTGCGGAGCGGTCTGCAAATCCCATCGGTCATTTGCGTTGTATGCGGCATGCTTGGCCTGCTCGTCGGCGGCGTCGAGGTCTTTCAGATAACGGCGCTCGTCCGCTTCGTTCGCAAATGTCGTCGAGCCAATCGACATCATCGGCGCGATTGCGGCGACGTGCGGGACTTTGGAGAACGGAACCTGCTTTACCTGGCCGTTGACCTTGATAGCATAAGTTCCCTCGCCCTTGCCGGTCTTGGGGTCTGGGGGATTGTCTTCGATCTTGGAAAGATTGTCGGCGGCGGGCGGGCGGGCGGGCTGCGCTGAGAACTTAGCGAGTTTTGAGTTGACGAGATCTGCGAACTTATCTTTGCGCCCACCTTCAATCTTCTTGAGCTTAGAGTTGACCAAATCCGCAAACGCATCTTTCCCGCCGCCGCTCGGAGGGGGAGCAACAGGGTTAGCCGTGGGTGATGGAGCAGTGGCTTGGTCGGCCATTACTTGATACTACCGCCTTGCGCCTTGAATTCTGGATCATCGGCTAATTGTTTTGCCTCGGCATCCGTCAGAGTCACCGTGCCATGAAACTGTCCGTGCTGGTATACCTTGCGGGGTTTCGGTTGATCGCCACCCGCCTGCCCCGGAGACGAGGCCGGGGCTGCGGGCGTAGCACCGGCCTGCGGCGATTCAGGCGTCTTGGTGCTTCCTGCTGGCGCTGCCGCCGGGCCAAACAGCGGCTGCATCCGACTCATGGCCGCGCGCCGGGCCTGGGGGGATAGCGCCGTTTCCTTTGAGCCACTCATCACGGCTCGAATCTGTGTCTGGAGGTCGCGCTCCAGATTCTTCAATCCGGCTTCGTCCACGCCGCCAGAATACTTACCGTCCGCGCCCGGCTTGCCGAGGTCGGACTTCGAGTGATACTGGTAGCCGTTGTCGCCCTGGCCCACGATATTCGCCAACGCATCGTCCAGCGTCTTCATGTCCTTGTACTGCGGCAGATTCCGCAGCCGGTCGATGGCCGCAGAGAGCACATCATTGTCGAATTGCTTCGGCTCGGCAATGGCGTCATGCGCGATGGACCCGGACTGCTCCTGATTCGCGCCTTCGACTTTCCGCCGGACAAGGGCATCGCGCTCGTCGTCGGAAAGATTCGGAGAGTGTTCCTTGTAGTAGTCGTCCCACTTTTTGTAATTCTTATCCGCGCCCGATCCCGCTCCGCCACTTCTCCCGCGAGGCTCGTATGTAGCCTGCGACGGCCGCAAAATCTCCGGTGGTCCACCGTCTTCGGGAAACTGGATAATCTCACCAGTCCTCGTCACCTGGGTCTTGAGGTGCGGGTCAATCTTGTACCCGGCGCCGCGCAGCACTTCCTTATCCTGATCGGTGAACTGATATTTTGGATCCGCTTCCGACTTCCGGATAATGGCGTCTGCCGCAACTTTAGCTTCGTCCCCCGGCTTACGCGGCTCGATCTGCTGTTGCGCCTGGTTGTACTGCTCCCACATGGCCGATGTCCACTGGCTCTGCGGGGTCTTGTTGAGGTCGTCGATTTTCTGCTGAGCGTCGAGTTGAGCTTGCTGATGAGTGAGTTGCTGGCCCTGCTGGCCGGCAGCCGTAACCTCGTTCTGCGCTCCTTGCGTCCGCGCTGTTCTCGCGGCCTGAGCTTCCGGCGTGTAAAACTGCTTCACCTGCCAGAGCACTGGCGGCCCAAGTTTCTTCTGAAGCGCGAGTCCTGCCGCAGCCTTAACCTTTGGATCTGGACTCTGCAAATCCTGCATCAACTGTTGCTGTTGTTGCTGCGGAGATGGCGGCGGCTGATCAGCCTGCTTCTTGTTCGACTTCTTTGGTTTTCCGCCATCTGGCCCATTGACTACCTTGTCGCGCCAGTCCTGCAGTGCACCCCATGATCCATTTACCGCCGATACAGCCGTCGTGTATTCGTCGCTATTCGGGTCAGTTCCCGATTGCGCCAGACTGTAAAGTCGCTGCGCATCCTGCTCATAGGAGGCATGGAGGTTGTCGGTTTTTTCCTGGAACTGTTTTGTGACGTTCGCCGCATGCTGAGCCTTGCCCTGCATGTATCCGCGGAACACGTTGTCGAGAACTCCAGCAACATTTCCCAGTTTCGTATTTGGAGCGCCTGTGAATTGAAATGGCGGATTTTGTGGCGCTATTGGAGCCGGATTTGGTGCCGCAACCGGAGGTGCTTCGTATGGCTGATACGGTTGTTCCGCTGTCGGGTTGTAAGTGCTTGATGGCATCTCGTCTCCTAAAGTGCGAACAGTGCGCCGAGGCTACCTGCCGACCCTGCAGCGCTGAAGATGTCGCCACCGAGGCTGCTCAGAGCCCCCAACTGCTGCCCTTTAGCCTGCTGTTGAACCTGATACTGCTGCATCTGAAGACCGCCAAGCGAAGTAAGGGCGCTATTCGCGGAATTCAATCCAGAGATACCAGTGCCAGCCGCTGAAATCGATTCGCCGGTTCCTTGACCCGCGAGAGATGCGAGTGCATTGTAGCTACCGCTAACCGCGCCAGATGAGACTTGTCCCACTTGAGCGCCCTGCGAAACATCCGCCTGCTCCAAAGCAAGATTCTTCTCACCGCCGGACGGAGCGTTATTCATGATGTTCTGCTTCGCGCCCGCTGTCGCTTGTGCAATCTGTTGGGTTTGCGGGGCTACTGCGCGCGCAATAGCATAGGGGTCGCCCGAGGCGAGCGTGCCGTAAAAGTTCTCCGCCGACTGAAATCCCGGGTTTGCCTCATTGAACAAAGTTTGCGAATTCTGGTTTTGAGATTGAGCGATTGAGACAAGCGCATCTTCGTTCTGCTGGAGTCCAGAGGTAACAGTAGGCGTAAGCCCAGCATTCGATTTTCCCACGGCGCACCTCTACGCGCCCGATTATAGCGGGAAAGTCTGGGAACGGAAGGGGTTTGCGGGAGGGAAATTCAGGCGCGCCCGATCATCCTCGCGAAGTGGTAGTCGTTTAACGGATCGTCCAGCACAAGCCGCGAAGCCCGGTACCAGCCATTGAATTCTCTCGCCAGATAGCGTTCATTGATGAGAACCACCTCGTCGGTAAGCGCATCATTCCCGAACCAGGTAGCCCCATTGAACAGGAATCCACAATTAAACTTGCTGCGGGAGCACTCTACTCTTACCCGCTGATTCCAAATAATGTTCGCCCATACACGCCCGACCACCCGATATGGGGACATGATGAATCCCGGCCTCATATTGCCGTACCAGAGCGTTCCGTAAGCTCTGTGCGCAGTGGTGATGATCGCGTCGTTGTCGTCGAACTCTGTGAGGTGTTGACCAAAGAATTCGTGGTTGATTGCGGGCTTTGCTGCGGCTGCGGCTGGCAGCGCCAATGCTGCTCCGACCGCGACGAGCGACTTTCCGAAGTCTCTGCGATTCATACCCACCTCACATCCAATTCAACGGCAAATACGGCTGCTCTTCCTTTGCCGGCTCAACTTCCGTGATAGTCAACTTCTCTTCCGGTTCTGGCTCGAATGGCTTAGCCTTCCGCCACTCATTCACCAGGAACTCACTGACCACTTCCTCAAAATCCGCCCTCAACAGCGCCGAGACCACCATCGGAACCAGTTTAGTCCCGCGCAACTGGAAGCAGGGGATCTGGCCGCAGTCGTTGAAGCCGAACCGGGACATGAACTTTGCGGTCAAGACGTTATCGATGTACCTATTTCCGATCACGCATTGAAGGTCAAACTCCTTGAACAGATAAGCCAACCCGAGCATGGTCAGAATCGCTTGGTCTTCCGAACCCCAGGCACTCGAAAAAAAGGCGTAGCCGCAGATGAGCGACTTCTCCGTATTCGGCCCACCCATTGAAACCGTCGAGAACGCGAAGCCGAGCTCGACAAACTCCTCGTCCACCCATTTGCCGAGAATCAACAGGACCGGCCGCGAAGCGAGATAGGTGACGACTGAATTGAAGTCCGAGGCTGGGTTGCCGCCGAACGTCGCGGAGAGAATTCCGTCTCCAGACCGTCTTTTGGATTCTCTGCATCGACGATACAGATGCGCAAGGAATTCTTCGTCGAACAAGTCGCGGCGGTTGCGATCATAACGTATGACCTGCAAATCACCCCATCTATACTCGTCTTCTTTTAAGGCGCCGAGAACATCAATTTCTTCACTCACGCTTGCAAGTATACACTTCCAAATCATGCTTGCAAGGAGTAAAATAGAGGGGTCGGGTGTTGAAGCACCTGGCCTTATTGCTACTGGAGGTAGCGACCATGACCCCTCACGAAATCAGTTTAGCACCATGCCGATGCGGTGATCCTAACTGCATAACCCCGTTCGGATATTGCCATTGCGGATGCAACCGGAAGACCATCGTCTCCATAAGGAACAGCACAATCCACCGCAAGAAAAAGGGATTCCCGCTTTTCTTTATCAACGGGCATAACGGCGTAAAACCGCGCCCGGCGATAACACAACCGAGTGATCTATATATAAGACTTATTGCTTTGACTCGGGGCCAAGTGGCGCGTGTCGATACTGCCGAATACGAGCGCATCAATCAATACCATTGGCGGGCGCAATGGAGTGAGGATATGCATTCATATTACGCAGTGCGGAGTGTGATCGTTAACGGTAAAGAATCTGTGATTATGATGCAGGGCGATGTTCTCCCTGCTCCGGATGGATACGTCACAGATCATATCAGTCGAGACACACTGGATAACCGCAAGATCAATCTTCGTTATGCCACTAATTCCCAGAACGGTATGAATGCAAAGAAGCGATCAAATAACACCAGCGGGCATACGGGGGTTTCTAAAAATAAAAAAGATGGATTATGGTGGGCCTCAATACGATGCGAGGGGGAATTGATCCATCTTGGCCGATTCATTCTCATTGAAGATGCCATAGATGCGAGGCATAAAAAAGAAATCGAACTATTTGGGGAGTTTAGTCGCATCCATAGAGACCAGTAGATTAGAGATACGGAGGAGTCCATACACCACCATCGCCTTCGGACCTTCCTTGACCAGGGCCGTGCAGGGCTTGACGCGCATCCACGGCAAAGGGTGTTCAATCGTCATTCGGTCCATACGGTCCATCTGCCATAGGATAGTCGCGCGCCATGAGTATTCGCGATCCCAGCCATAATTCGGCGTCCGCCACCTGCCAGTCCCGAATTGAACCTGTCCGCCAACTTCCACCTTGTAGCTGCCATGCGGATAGAGCGCGGTCGGCGCTTGGAAGTATTCGCGGACTTCGACGAGTTCGGGGTTCATCGGCTATGCACATCCATGCACATCGGCGTTCCAACTCCGCCGAGGAAATTCAGTAGCGTCAATGCCGGATCCTTTCTCTCCGCCGCACTGGGCCAGACTTCATCAGTTACCCAGCATCGCGGACGGCCCACTACGCCGGTTTGCCTGCGGAGATAGCCTAAAGTCAGAATGACCGGCTGCTCGTCTTCGGGGTACAGATGTCGATACTTGTCCGCCGTAAGCGCCATCGTGTTGCTGTTACACACGACGATGTAGCAGAATCCCGAAGCGTACTCGTGCACGAACTCCAACAGCGCCGTCGTCTTGCCAGTCTGGCGGCCACGAGTGACAACCTTACCCTTGCCTAGTTCGGCTTTGATGGAGTCGATGGAGGTGCGCATGTCGGTTGTTGTGCTCATCGCGGCCACTTCCTCGCATCCCACACTGATTCATCGAACTTGGCAAAAGATCGAAAGTCGCAGCCTTGACAACTGACAACTTTTCTTATCTCTGCGGCTATCTCGAAGTCGCCATCTAGCCTCCATGAGACACCGCATAGATAGCAAACCGGGTGCTTGCGCAGATCTATCGGCTCGTGATTGTTGTGCGGTCTGCTCATCTTGCAATCCCCGCCGCCGTCCAAACCGCCCCGCCAATCAGCAGAACGATCGACGAGAAGCCCAAGGCCAGCACCAGAGAGTATTTGCCGACGGTGTAGTTGGAGTTGCCCGGCGGAGTCGCCATGGAGACCATGAAGGCCTCGTAGAAGAACGCCAGAAAGCCGCAGAACAGCAGCGCATTGATCGCCGCCAACAGGAACATCGCCGCAGGCCAGAGAGTCGGCGAGTAGTCATAGGCCCAGGTCGCGCCGAAGATGCCGAGCAGAACCTGAAAGTAGCCGAAAACTGAATAGCAGATCAGGTGAGGGAAGAAAGTCCCCTTGCCGCACGGGTCCATTCTGTAGGGACCGGCTGGCAGACCGAGGCGGAAGATGATCCAGAGGATTAGAGGCAGCGCGGTTGCTGCTTCGATGATGAGCATTTCAATTTCCTTTCCTTCATGGCAACCAGATCGCCGCCGGTCGCCAGCATGAGTTGTTCGTCGATGGTGCGATGCGCCTTGACCGCCTCCTGATGAAGACTTCTCCAGAATTCCAAAGGTGCATCTGCGTATTCAGGAAATTCCAACTGGAGACGGGCAAGGTGCGAGATGCCAACGGTGCGTGGTTTGAGGATCAGCGATTCCACTACCGCCGTCCGACAACCTGGGGGCCACCCTGCGGAACGGCAAGACCGGCCGCGTTCGGTCCTTGCTCGAATTGGTCAGCGCTCGCCTTCAACTGGATGGACGCATTCAGCATGGCACCGAGCGGCGGATCGGCAATCGAATAACTCTCGTCGAGAATGAGTGCGCCGCCAACCCTGCCGAGGAACTTGTGAATATCCCTGAGCATATTGACGATCTGTGATTTGGTGGGGGCTTCGCTGAAAGAGATTGATGCGAGTTCAAGGTTCTTGACTTCCAATTTGTTCCCTCGTCTTAGCGTAGTCACGCTTGCAACAAAGAATACGCTTGCAACCGCCGTTTCCGCAACAGGAAATTTCAGGCACTCGCAACCCGCGCCGTCGCCGCCCGGCTGAGATCGTGGAAATCCTTGTCATTGTCTGACAATCGCACCACTCTACATTGGTCGATAAAGTGCGTCTCGAAATACTGCTCCGCGCACGAAAGGCAGAAGAGATGACCGTCTACTTTGAATACGGCTTTACTGTTCCTCGACCGGCAGTTTGACAGTTTCCGTTTACGCTCACGCGCGCGTTCAAGCCCTTCGCATTGCGCCACTGCTAGACCTCCTAGACTGGTACTTCTTTCAACTGATAACTGTGGCCCGCGCCGATTGGCTTCCAAAGAACGCGCACGGGAGTCCACAACTGAAACTGGTTTGGCGGGACTGGCGCGTTCTCGACCGCGATAAATCGCCATGTCCTGAAAGTGAATGCCGTGGTGCCGGGATTGACGTTGCCATGCCTGACGCGGACCACTATCCGGGTCGCGGATGCTGGGAGAGTAAAAGTAAAATAAGGGGTCGCATTGTTGTCTGCGTAGAGGTTAACCGTGATCGGAACGGTTGCGCTGTAATCATAGTACGATTCCTTCGCAAACTTACTTTCCTTGGTTCCGAACTCCACCCAATAGGAATCCGCACTGGCGCTATACTCGGCTAATTCCGCCGCGTAGATATTCTCCTGGTAGAGAGTGGGCGCAACCGTCACCGCCATCGTATGCAGAATCGAAGCACGATATGCTTGCTGGCCGGAACCAGCATTGACCAGCAATTCGACTTTTTGCCTATTCGTGCCCGTATTGATCGTCGCCAGGGGAACAGAAATTGCTCCATCTTCGAAAAGGAGGGTCGTATTCAAGACCTGATTCTCGGTGTTAACATCAGTCTCGATCTGGTTCCATTGCTTTGGGAAATGCGGCTTTCCCAAGTCGCGATACGGATGCTGGATGGTGATATTGATTGGCGTCTGGACGAGAGCGCCGGAAACCCAGCCGCCGTCATCATAGTCGCCTACCTGATCCTGCACCACAGCGTAATTGCCGCCACCCATCGACTTGCCGACGAGCAGCGTGTTGATGTCTTTCTCCCAGAGCATTGCGGTTGCGGGAACGTCGTCATTCCGGTAACGCTGATATTGAGTATCGTAGTCAAGCCGATACCGCTGGCCAGAGTTGAGCGTGCTCACGTAAGAGCAGTAGACCACGTTGTTGTAGTAAGCCAGGATCGACTGCGAGAAGTCCGCTTGGTTCGCTTGCGGCGGCAGGCATTCCGGATTGCCACGGAAGATCCACTCGACGGGAAGTGTCTTGTAAACGCCATCCGCGCCAGAGAATTCGCGCAGGCCGTCCGCAGCCTGATACCAGATCGCGCCTTCGACCTCAATCCATCCCTGCTGCGCGACGATGCCATGGACAGAGCCTGTCGGCTGAGGATAAGGATTTGCGCCGCCGACGATAATCCACCACGACTTCAATGTGCCGACAATCAATGTTCCACGCCAGTTGATGACGGCATTGATCGGATCATCAGGAGTTGAGACCGGGATGTAATTCTGAGGTCCAAAGTTCTCCGGCAGGCCCTTCTTCGAATAGTAGAGATAGTGCGGATTGTTTGGATCGCCGGCCAGCCACGCCTGGTTATAGGCGAACGCGCAGAGATTGCAGGCTTGCCGCGGCACAGCATAGACGTTGACCGGCTCGCCGACGTTGTGCTGCAGGCGAATAACGGCCGAGAATGAATCGACTCCGCCCGCAATGACTGAAACGATCTCGAGATTTGACGGATTACCGATCGCTACTAATTGATTGGGAAAGAAGTCTGCCGCCGGAGCAGAGACCGTAACAATCTGCGGACTGAATAGCGAGTAAATCGACGATCCTGGTGGAGATGTTGCCACAGAGAGCGTCGTCTGAATCGGGTTGATGAGCGATGAAGTAACGGGTGGGTCGTTGTCGAGAACCAGAATCTGCGCCTGCTCTATGAACGCATCCGCAATCACATCCTTGAACACCACCTGGCCAGTTCCTGTGATGTTCGGAATCTGTCCAACCTGCACCCAGTTCGCGCTGAGAGTTCCACCTCTCCGATAGAAGCGAACATGCGTCACCTGGGGGTCCGGCGAGTAGTAACCGACGCATTGCGCAGCTTGCCGCAGGAAGATGGGCGCCGAAGTCGAGGCTAGATATCCATAGTCCTCATTGAACTCTTGAGCAGGTGTTGGATTGGATTCAGTGCCGGTGTTGGCGTTGTAGTAGGTCTGCCGCCAGTCGTAGCCCACGCCGGCAAAAGACGACGGTCCGTACCCCCATTGCAGGTAGAGGCCGTTGACGGAGAACGATACGCCGCCGACATTTGCATTTGCGGTGACGGTCAGAGTCCAGCCGGTGACGTTCGCCCAATCGAGGCCAGCCTGGCCAGCTTGTCCAACAGGAAGGAAGTTGCCGCGCGGGATATAGCATGCCTGCCACGCGCTTGCCCCTGTCGAGATGTTCGATGGCTGCAATTGCGCCGAGGTCGTGCCCGGTGGTTGCCCGGTAATCAAGTTGAGGGTGTCAGCTAGAATCTGACTCTGCGTTGCCTGATAGGCGAGCGTGCTGCCACTCAAAGCCCCTTGGTAATAGGCTGGGGAGATGAATGCAGAATAGTAATTGCTTGGATTGCTGGTATTGCTGTTGCCCACCCAGAACTGAAGTTGAATCTGCGATATGTTCGCCGGATTCGATGTCAGCAGGGTGATAACGATCAAGTCGCCGTCCGTCACCTGATTGTTTTGGCTAAGGTCAAGGGCGGGCGATGCGCTCACTGTTCCGCTGGTACTTGCCGCAACATTCCCGGCCCAGGCTGAGATTGGGAATGCGGTTGTCGTGGGCGGCACCCACTCATAGAATCCCCATGCGCTCATCTGCGATGGATATGGGGCGCTGTACTCGTCTGTCAAAACACAGGCATACGGCGCTGCCGCGCCGCCGGTCACATAGCCGCCAGCAGTCGCGCCAATCAGTGTGGCCGAGGTGAAGGCCACCGTCAGAGTGGTCGTGGTCGGCGCCGCAATAACTTCATAGAATCCGTCCACAAGATCGGAAGATGACGCATATATCGCAATGAGCGCGCCGGCTGACAATCCGTGCGCCGTCGAAGTTCTGATCAGGAGTTGCGTATAGAGTCCGCCAACGAGCGTTTGCGAGGCAACCGATGCAATCGGAATATTGACCGAAGTGTTGGTGTTTAACAGCGACAGCATCCCATTCGTCACGGGTCCAAACACGCCGGGATTGTTGACGGTCACGTAAGCGTTGGTGATGTTGGCAGTGGTGACAACTGTTGCGCCACCACTGGGTACGGCTGAAGAGGCTTGCGCCCGCACCTGAAGCAGGTTGATGTTTGGAACGGTGACTGAGATGTTAGATGTGATTGTCGGCGTGGTGACATTAGACCCAGAGGTTCCGGATGTTATCTGAAGCCAGGTTGTGCCTCCATCGGGGCTATATTGAATCACCCACCCGCCATAGCCGGACCCGCCGCTTACTGATATCGAAGCGTTCCAAGAGACAGTCATCGAAACCGCTTCGCCTGCGCTTGGGACAATCGAAGTAGGTTCCGTCTGCGCCGATGAGGTCTGCGTGTTATTGCCTGTGCCGGATTGTGTTGCCGTCACCGTGCCCGTCGTCGGCGAGAAATTGTAATTCGTTGTTCCGCCGCCCGCGGGTCCGACACCGTAAAACTGGGAGAAATCCGTGATCAGCGCGCCAGAATTCGCATCCAGCGTCTCGATCGCTCCAAAGGACCATCCGGTTACACTCGCCGTCGTGTAAGTATTCGCCGTGGCGAAACTGTCGATCATGAGGAGCAATGGAGCGTAAGGCTGGACATTGAGCGTATAAGGGGATGGGTCGATGCCCCAGAGTTGCGGATTGCCAGTGCCGGCGTCTTTGATGCTGGCTGAGGCGTCCGCAATGAAGAGGTACGCCTGGCTCGTCTCAAAGCAGTTGGCGATGAGCGAGTCGAAAGGTTGGCCGGAGAGAACGATTTGGGTTCCGGTCCAGGTTGTCGGTAGAGTCAGTTGCGTGTATGCGCCTTGGGTGTTGCCTGCGCGGCGCTGGAGCGAGCCATTGCCGAGGCCAGCATAACGCCAAGCATTCGATTGATAATTGAGGCGGGAGAGGGATGTTACCGCAGCCGGAAAGTAATGATTGCTGGTTCCGCTGCCTTGCGCATCGCGGTTGATGATCTGCGTGCCGTAGCGCGAAGACATCGCGTTTTCGCTTCTGGCAAGCGTGTTCATTGCTTGCAAGTAAGTTCCGGGCGGGCACTGATCTTCGACATCACGGGCGATCAGGCCGTGATCAATATACACATAGGGGACTGGGGAATAACTAGTGTCAGTTGACATGTTATACTCTCCCCAGTGCGGTCCACCCCGCACTCACCGGAGGCAACCGATGAGCACCCTGTTGGCACAGGTGGCTGAACCGCGATTTCAGTCTACCAAGAAACCTAAAAATCCGTGGCAATATAACGCATGCCCATACTGTGGAATACAGAAAGTCCGCTATGCGAAGGCGTGCCGTGTCTGTATTATCCCTTTGAAAAAGAAACCAAAAAGGCGGGATATGTCCCGCCCCGAAATCGCTCAGCCGAGCAATCCCTTGATTAAACTTGTCCCACTTACCAAGGGGCAGGTTACAGAAATTGACGCCGTAGATTATGACCGAGTGATACGCATTAATTGGATGGCTGTAAAGGCAACCACTCGATGCGGGTTCACCGTTTCCACCGCAGGACTGGAGAGGGTCAATGGTAAGCAATCCTACACTAGACTGGCTAATTTCATTCTCGGGGTTCCTCGTGAAATAAGAGTTGATCACATCGACGGGAATGGACTCAATCATAAGCGCGATAATCTCCGACCAGCCACTCAAAAACAGAATAGCTGGAACCGCTCCCGTCTTACCACAAATACAAGCGGATATATGGGGGTGTCTCGTGTCCAATATCGAGCGCAGATCATGGTTGATGGAAGAAAGATTAATCTCGGAACATTTAATGACCCCATAGAAGCCGCCAAGGTACGCGACGTAGCCACGCTTCACTGCTTCGGCGAATTCGCTCGACTTAATTTTCCCGAGTTGATTGATGAATATCAAGCGATCCTCACTAAGTTGGAGCCACAACAGACACTATCAGCCCATTTTTTACGGTCATACTTCCGTTCGAGCCTCCGCCTGTTAACTTCGCAAGCGTAACTGTCCCCGAGAACGCCTGAGTCATCTGGAGATAGATCGATGATAAGCCCGGCAGGGCATTGCTGCCGCCGATGTCTAATTGCGGCCCGACTGCGGTAGCGGAATAGTTACCGTTCGCATGCGCCAGCGAAACCGCATCTGTCGGCCCCTGCGGAGATCCAACGCCCGTCACCGTCTCGCCCTGCACGTCGAGTCCCGAGAACAGCGTCGTCCGCCCGCCGGAACCTTGCAGTGCCTGGACAGCCGTCGCATGCTGCGCCATCATCGCATTGACGCGGGCTACACCTGCATCTGTCGAGAAGTCTTCCTTGGTGAACTGGAAGCGCTGAATCGGCGGCGGTTGCTGCTTGGGGGCGACGGGGCGAGACGGGTTGGATGGGGGTTTGGGCATTAGGCGTCCCAATCCGGCAAATCAACAGTTTGCCCTTTGAGGATATGGAAGCAGTCGTCGAGGAATTGAATTTGGCCGTCGCGCACGAAACTGTGGCAACGATGCGGCGGATCATCGGCGTTGCAGTTGATCGACGGTGTGAAGGTTGGCTTGTCCATTGAACCATTCCAACCCCAGCTTGCACCTTGAGAATTTTGCCTTCCGTTGACGGTGACAGCGTGGCCGTACTGACAACCTGGGCAGTGGAAGGCGAGGTAATTCTCTTCGACCCGATGGAGTTTGTCGGCCATTACTTCGTCCCCATCTTCATCGCCTGGATGTACCGCTGGGTCGCCATCACCACTTGAGCATACCGCTTGAGCGCAAACTCCGCCATTTGTGGCTGTTGAGCTACGCCATCCTTCGACCATGCGTAATTCAGGACGAGATACTTGAGCCCATGGATCACCACATCCGGCAAGAGGAACCCATCCAAGAATCCAAGGCTATCGGTATCTCTCACAGCACAGAGTAGTTCGCAAGGGAACGTCGATGACGGCAGCCCGCCCACTCCCCATTGATAAAGCCCGGCCCGATCCTCAAACCAGTTCTGCAAGGGTCCAACGTAACTCGACTGCCATGCCCGATTCTGCTGTACGAGCTCCTCTTGCGTCACCTCGTACAGTCTCAACATAGACTGGATACTGCCGCCGGTTGTCGATGCGTTGGCCGCAATCTGCCGGTAGGTGATCACGTTCGCGGACGGCGCGCTGATCACGGCAAAGACGCCATTGAAGGATGAGTCCGCTGCGCCGACCACGGAGAAGGTGTTGTACTGGACGAGATTTGTGGCCTGGACCGCGGTGAGTGTGACGATGTTTCCAGACCTGACCATGGACGTGATGCCGATGTTGATGGCCGAAGCCGCAATGCGATCGATGAGAATGGCTGTCGGAGGCGTTGCCTGGTAGATTTGCCCGAGGCTCACGTTCTGGAAGAATCGCTGGTAGAAGCAGGGTACGGCCGTCAGGAATTCGTTCTGCGCCCGCGACAGGTACTGCAGCATCTCGGACTGAGTGAAGATTGGGTCTGTGCCTTGCTGAGTGGGGAATGTTGGTCCCCAGGCGGGGACCGTTGCCAAATGATTGTTGGCGAAATTGGCGGTGAAAGTGGTGGCGGAGGGGACGGTAAGAATGCTGACTACTTCCTGCGAGGTACTGCCCGGCTTTTCGATGATGAGCGATGCGCCTGGATAGAGATAGGTGGTCGATTGGATTGTGGCGGTGACGCCTGCGCCGGCGGTAATGGGATTGACGAGGGTGTCGTAGACGGCTGGTTGTGCCAAGTGGAATGCGACTTCCATCAGCAAATCGCCAGCCGTCCTGTATCCGAGCCCCGGGATTGAAATGACACACCCCCGCCCCTATGCTATCGCAGGAGTTGCCTCTTGTGGAGCAGGAATTGCTGCCGGATGTGTTTCTTCCCAATCTGCCGGCTTCGGGACGCCGTAGACGCCGGTTCCGCCACAAGGCGAACAGGTGGAGGCCATCATGCCCAGGCTCTTGTCTGTACCGTTGACGGGGACTTCGTTGCGGCCTTTGCCGCCGCATGCTTTGCATTCCGCCACGAAACCGCGCGCAAAGCACTGGCGGCACGCTCGCTCGCCCTGCTTCTCGGGATGCTCGTAGAGGCCGCAGTCGCATGGTGATACTTCGCCGTGGTACTGAGAGATTCCTGACATTGGTGGTTCTCCTTGCCTGTATAATAGATCATAGTGCGGCTAGGCCCGCACAAAATCCATTCGAGGTGGATTCTATGACAGACCTGTTTGAGCAGGTGGCCCAGCCACTCCTGCATTGTAAACCACCCGCTTACGCCCATAAACGCTGCGTTAACGTCTGCCCTAACTGCGGTGGACCAAAAGGGTTCTCTAACCCTCAATGCCAAGCGTGTCGCATCAAAAAGCACCGTCCCCCAGAACTCGCTGAAGTGTTTATTGTTGAAGGCGAGCGATGCCGAAAATTGCCGCTTACCAAGAAAATGTACGGGTTGATTCCGGAAGATCGCTACGATGATGCAATGCTTTTTCGTTGGCATGTATACTCGGACGACAAGAATCGCCGTACCTACGCTGCCACCATTGGAGCCAAAAATTCTAGGACTACGCTTCATGAATTTATTGCCGGATACTCTCCATGTGATCACATCAATGGGGATGGACTCGACAATCGGCGGGGCAATCTAAGGCCATGTGACGCTAGTACGAATGGAGGAAATTCCCAACTATCACTACGCAATACAACGGGGTTCAAGGGCGTTAAAGAAGACAAGCGGCGGAATTCATTTTGCTCGCGGATTGTTTACCAATACGCCGAGTACCACTTGGGTTCATTCAAAACCAAAGAGGAGGCTGCAAGGCGGTACGACCTTGCTGCCGTGTACTTCTTCAAAGAATACGCGAGGTTGAACTTCCCAGAAGAGCGCGCGCAACGAGTGTTGGAGGCTGTTTTGTTTTCTATCACTCCGAGGCCTCCGCGACGCCCGGCCCTAACGGCGGCTACCGGGATTTATATTGTTGGCAGCACCGAATCCCATACTAAATAACAAAGGGTCTCTTTTATCCTCGATCTGCGTGAGGCGCTTGGCCATTTGAAAGTACTGCTCCATCAACTTGATTCCCTCTTGAGCCTCGCTCCCTAATTCCTTCAAGCGGCAATATGCCGCCGAGTACGTTTCGAGAGCGACGAACATTTCGTCTTGGAATTGAATTGTTTCGTTGCCGGTATAGGGCCACACATCGGTCGTCGGGTAAGTGATTGCGGTGATGTTGACGGTTTGAGCGGTGGCGACTGCCGGGTGGACACAAAACAAATTGAAACCTGCGGGACACCACCGGTAAGCCGCGTTGTCCACATCTTGCGTCCATCCGCTATCCCACGAAGTTTGCAGGTAGTCGAGATCCCAAAGGTTGATCTTGTAGAGCGGCGAACTGAACCCCTGAATATCCGTGATGAGGAGTAGGCCTTTCGGAACCACCTGCCAAACAGAATTCGGAACCAGCGTAAATGGAATGTTGACCGTTTGTGTTGGCCGGCCGACGAGCAGGAGCAGATCGTTCTGCGCCTCCATGATTGCGCTGTAAATCTCAAATTGAGCAGACCACCATGCGCCGCTACTCCCAGGCACCTCTTCTAAGCGCGACTGGGTGTTTTCTGCCAGTACTGAAATCGGCGTAGTTCCCATTAAATTCCTCTGGATTCCTTTTACTGGAGTCTCGGCGGTCCTGCAAAGCCCCTTGTGGGCTTGTTGGCTGTTCCCCAACTCCTATGTACTGGACTAGGCGATGCTACTTCTTCGGCTGCGCGTCCTGAACGGCTTTCTGCGCCGCTTGCACAGCGGATTGCTCATCGGCACGACGTTTAGCAACGCCCATCGCCGCGTCATACAGTGAAAGCTGAAACTGCGCTTCGTGGAGCTGCGCGGTCAGTGCCGCGATCTGCACGTTGGCTTGGGCAAGTTCGAGCTTCAACTCGGCTGGTGTGGGTTGCTTGGGAGCATCCTGCGCGAACGCTGGAATAACCAGTAATGCGAGTAGAATTAGTTTCCTCATAGATCACCCGCCCCCCCCCCCCAAAGATCGGGTTGAACTCATCAAACGTTAAGCCTCATTTACCGATGCCAGCCAATCGGCTTTCTGCGCCGCCGCGATAGGTAGAGCCGCTTGCTCTGCCGTTTGCGGTGTGTATGGTACGGCGGGAATCACTGGAGTTATCACCGTGACTCCATCGTCTGCGTAAACTGCCGGTGTACCTGTGGGAGCGGGAACGTGCACATCGGTTTCACCCGTGATTCCGTTGCCGCCATCAAACAGGAAGCCGAAGTCGAAGCTCCCATCGGAATTGCTTTGCGTACTGATGATTTGATCTGCCATTTTAACGCCTCCTAGTTTCCGCCGCAGTGATAGAACAGATTGCCGGTCAGAGATGAAAAAGTGAAGGTCACTGCTGTTGCGCTCTGCGCTGTGTTGGCTACAGGGGTAGCTGCTTGGTTGTCAATGGCTGTACAGAAAGCCGCGTTTGTCCAGCCGGAGTTAGCGAAAGTGATCGTGACAGTTGTAGCGGAACTCAACCCGGTAATCTCACCATCGGAGTTGGTTGAGGAAGCCGCAATCGAACCCGCTGAAGTGGTTGGCGCTGTGCCGATTACGTGTTGGGTGCCATATTTCCAGGTGCCAGTTATTGACGAATTGCCGATGGTCGTTGTATTGCTTCCGTTTCCGACCGCTGCGTTGCCAATCACATTCTCGTTTGTGTCGCCGCTCGCCTTAGCTTCCGTGGCAAAGCCCAAATATACGCTGTTTGAGGAGGTTGCGTTGGCTGTCGAACCGTCGCTGATAAAGCGACCAGCCCCGTATCCCTGCGCAATGTTGCTGCCGCCTGTGGTATTGAAGTAAAGAGCCTGAGTTCCCTGCGCGGTGTTGCTGTTGCCGGTTGTGTTGGAGTAAAGAGCCGCGTACCCCTGCACCGCATTGCCGCCGCCTGTTGTGTTGGAGAAGAGAGATTCGTACCCCTGCGCGGTGTTGATGGAGCCTGTTGTGTTGGAGTAAAGAGCCTGAGTTCCCTGCGCGGTGTTGCTGCCGCCTGTTGTGTTGAAGTAAAGAGCCTGACTTCCCTCCCCGGTGTTGCTGCCGCCTGTTGTGTTGAAGAAGAGAGCCCTGAACCCATACGCGGTGTTGATGGAGCCTGTTGTGTTGGAGTAAAGAGCCCTGAACCCATACGCAGAGTTGTAGTTACCTGTTGTGTTGTAAGAACCACCGCCGCCTGAATAAGAGCTATAGAGTGTGGCTAAACCCTGATACAACATGGTAGTCGATACCGCGCCGGTCGAATCTTTTCCCACATACGAAAAAGTTGTGATGGGCGAGATGAGCTTTGCACTGATAGCTACGGTGCCGTTGAAGGATGAAGTCGGCGTATAAGTCAGCGAAGTCGCGTTAGCCTGTGGGCCGGTTACTAGCGAGGAACTGGAAGTCGATGCCGACGTTGTAGGCTGAGCGGTTCCAATAGCCACAGTGACAGTTCCCAGCCCCGTGTTGCCTGTGATTCCCGTCACGAGTTGGTAGTAACTGCCACTTGTGAAGCCTGTACATGTGAGTGGTGCAGTTGTTCCCGGCGCAACATAGTTGGGATAAGTGCCAGTCCAGCCGGTTCCTGAGCAAGTTCCGCTGGTTGTCAATTCAGGTCCCAGAGGAGCTGAATCCGTAGCTGATGATGCAGCCGGAGAAGTGATTGTTGGCATCGTCTGATTGGCCGTAAACACATTGCTGGCCACAAGGCTTGCGGCACCTAGAGCGGATACAGCCGCGGCTGCCGTCGTCGCGCCCGTCCCGCCATTCCCGATTGCGACCGTCCCCGTCACGTTGGCAGCGTTGCCGCTGGTATTCGCCGCGTTGTTCGGTATATCGCCGCTCACCAGCGCCCTGAACGTTGGCGTTGCTGCTGATCCTGTCGATGGACCTGCAAGAATTGTATTGGCCGTCTGAGTGGCAAGGGTCGGACCAAATGTACCAGAAGAAGTAATTGGCGAACCAGGGACCGAGGTATTGAAAAGAACTCCAGGCATCGTCATACCTACGCTGGTGACGGTGCCCCCTGTAGCCACAGTGAACGCCCACGCCGTGCCCGTCCAATTCAGATATCCCGTGGTCAGCGCGGGGAGAGCGTTACTCAGGATGCCGGTAACTTCACAAGCTGGATACGTCCCGCTGGTGTCACCTCCGCACGCGCCACCGGGAATGAGATGTCCGCCGGAGTCGCACGCAAGAGGATAATAGGTTCCGCTATTAGCCCCATAAATGGCGACTGAAGTCGGTGGAATCGCTATCCCGGTTCCGGTCGAAGATGCAATCGGTATCCACGATCCGGAATACATGCAGTAGCCAAGATTTGCCTGTGGATGGAATTGAGCGAATGCAGAAGTGGCGCATAAGGCCAGTAATATGAGTACTATCTTTCTCATCATCCCGCTCCTATACCTGCTTGAATGCGGCCACGAATGAGTCCGCGCTCGTTCCGTAACCCCAGTATGCCGAGGTTTGGTCGGATTGTGTTGTGCCGATACTCGTTGTGTCGAATAGATTGCCGGGGGCCAGAACCTCGATTACCGAGGAATCAGTTGCGGAAACGGTGCTCGCCACGCCAATGTAAAGCACGTTGCTACCAAGGAAGCGGATGCGCACCTCACCGGCATCCTCATTCAGCACGCACCATTCACCGGTTGCGGCATGCGCTTGCTTGAGGCCCTGGACGACCATGACGGTCGCGGAGGTGATAGACTTCACCGTGCCCTGATCGGGAATCGACCCAGCGGCAACGATGCCCGGATTGAAGGCCGCAGTCAGGCCGACGGCCACTCGATCGCCAGGCAGGAATCCCTTGGTTGAGGTAACCGTCAGCGAGCACTGGGTCTCGTTTGAGCCAGGGCCGAGTTGATTGCTGAATGGATCCGGCGGCGGCGTGACGGCCGCGGTGACGGCAGACCCAAAAACTGGCTGCGCGGAACCTGTGACTAATTGCACCCCAAAGAAAGGTCGAAGCATAAATCAGTCCCCCTTCGTTCTGGTAAGCGGATTGCGCGCGCTGCTTCCGTATATCGACGGGCAGCATGGCGATTCCGTGCAGGTCGGTTCCGCCGGCTCGTGAACGTTCTTGTAACTCGAGCGCGCTCCAATCCCGCCCATGGCGCCGCGAACGTTGTCCATGATCGAATTGGGTTTGAGGACGTACTTCCCTTTACCGCCCCAATCATTCGCCACTTCCGGGTCAAACTCATCGTGAACACCCAGCCGCGAGCGGTCGATGTGAAAGTTGTCGGTTGCAGATTTGGTGTTCTGCGGCGCTTCGATCTTGCCGTAGTTGCGATTGCGGAAAGTGTCGTGGACACGGTTACTGGGAATGGTCATAGAAAGCCCCCGAAATAAAGAGGTTTGGATGCGGGAAGTTGAATGTTGCCTGGGCATAGGCGTCCTGCAACATCTTGAGCGTGATCGGACAGTTGCCTTCAGGATAGAATTCCGGCTCGGCTACCAAGGTAGATGGAGCAATTGCCGCCGTCGCCGCAACCGCCAACACTGTCTTTCCAAACTCTCGCCTGTTCATGCGAACCTCCGTCTGTAGCTTTCCCTGCTGCCGTACTTGAATCGGTGGATGTCGGCGACTTCGATCTTCCGCTGTTGAGGCGGGTCATCAAAGTTCTGCGCGTCGGAGTTGAGGACGACGCTCTGGAAACCGTAACGCTTCTCCGCGGCCGAAAGCTGGCGGAGATTTTCGACGTGGAGTTTCTGGCCAAATTCATCCGCCACATGATCGAGCGTGAGGCAAAAGCTATTCGTCTGAGCTTTCTTGATGACAGCCACTCGCTTGCATCCGCAGTCTACGCCTAGACCGACGAATTTGCCTTCCGCGTTCGTCTCGTACACTTTGCGATAAACAGATACGCCACAGGATTCACAGGTTTGACTCATATCGTCCTCAGTCCCAAAAGTCTCCGCCACCACTTCCAGCAGATACGGCATGTTGCGCGTTCCACGTAGCTCCCCCAGGAGTCCAATATGGAAGGTCTTCGCCTGCTATTGTAGCGCTTGTTCGGTATAAATTTTCATCCGCATTCGCCATATCAAGCAAAAGGGCAAGATATTCCTGATGGAACGTATTTGCGAGCGACAAGGCAGTTTGAGGATCGTAGCCTGGATTCTCCTTCGGTTTGAACCGTAAAGCCCAACACATCGCCTCCTTCACCACCACATCGCAACGGATGTAGGGAGGCAGGCAATCTGTATCGAGTACGAGATTCGGAGGCTGAATATACGCATTCCAAGGAAGCACCTGTTGCGTCCATGGGGCGGGCCATAGTTCGACCATGTAGTTGCCATTCGGATCGGCCGGATAAGGAGCCACTCCAATCGGATAGTTGGTGGTGATACGCCACGCATCGAAGGTATTCATGAAGTCCTGCGTCAGATTCAACCGCAGACGGAATCCCATTTGGAAATTCACCATTTGCTTGATGTACTTGATATTCGGCCCGAGGTTGTAATACATCTGCACGATGTAGTACCCGCCGGTCTGTATCGTCACATTTGGCGGGAATGGCGCGCCGAAGGGTAAGGCTAAAGTCAGGGTCTGCGCAAACGGATCAACATTCGTGATCGTGTATGGCGGGCAGGTTAAGCCGAGGCGAAACTGGCGACCAATGAGCGTCTGATCCCATCCGGTATAGCTACCCTGAATGGTGTTGTTGCCTTGGACGATATTTGAGCCAAGAGTACAGGTAGCGGTGCCGACCGATACTGCTTGCGGAGTGATGGTTTGCCCAGCAGTATATAGACCGTACCACTGCTTCATATCATAAATTTGGCGGACGATCTGATTTACCCATCCGGGCATCTGAGCGACAGAGTTAGGGTTCCAGGCGGTCGCAGATCCCTGAATTTGGCCGAAGTTCATCTGCGAGGTGTATGGTTGCACACCTTGATTCGGCAAAATTTGATTGGCTATCTGTACCGGCGGCAAGATCGGAATCGGGATACCCTCCTTGAGGTGGAGGGGAGGGGCGCGGAACTGTTTTGAACCCCGCCCCTCTTTTGAGCCTTATTCTCCGCTGGTCAGGAACTGAACGAACCAGGAGCATCCGCTCAGATCGGTACCGGGCGAAACCTGCGGTGTCGAAGTCGGCACACCGGTCACAAGCAGCGCGGCCGAGCCAGAATCCGCGGCAGTCGTGAATCCAGCATTCGGATAGTTGGCCGTGAATATCTTGTCGGTGAGCGATGCGGAGCTTAGCACGGTCAGAACATCGCCGTTGACCCCAGCGCCATTCGTCAGACCGCGAACCAGAACCATATTGCCGGGCACGAAGTTCTGAAGAGCGGTCAGCGTGACGAGACCGGCGGTGCCGGCGCTCGATGCTGTTGCCAGCGAGTTGGTAATCGAAGCGGCGAGAGTTGTGGTGATGGGAGCGCCACCTGCGGTGACCAGCAATTTGGCGGTGCCGGTGTCGGCGGCGGTGGTAAATGAAGTGCCGGTCCAGGTCGCGGTGAACTGCGTGCTGCTCGCTGTGAGAATCTGCGCGATGACGCCGTTGGCAGTCGCACCGTTTGTCAGCCCGCCGATGATGACGAACTGGCCAGGCGTGAAGGTATTCGCGCAGGTCATCGTCAAGAGGCTCGACGTGGACAACGAGTTGGTGATGGCCGCCGAAGTTCCGGTGGTCAGAAGATTTCCGGTTCCAGCCTGCACCAACTGATAGGTGATGGTGATATCGGCGGTTGCCGCGGTGATGTTGGCTGTCGGGAAGACCGCTGTCCACTGAGTCGCGCTCGCGCTCGCCACCTGCAGAATCGCTCCGGCAAATGCGGCACCCGCCCCCGTGCTCTGGTAATAGACGAACTGGCCCGCCTTCAGGGAATTCGGCTGTGTGACGGTGATGAGATCAGATGTCACGCCAACGGTGGTCGAAGCAGCGGCTGACACCGGACCTAGGCCCAATGGCGTTCCGGCCGTAACCGCCGGCAGGGAAACGATCATCGTAAGAGTTGTTGACGGAGCGGGCGTGGTGCCGAATGAACCCGATGCTGGAACAAAATCGACATTATACGCCGCTGCCGCCGCGTTGGCCGCAAGAGGTATTGCCCCGTATGCGAACTCACCCTCGAATGATCCGGTGACGTTGACGTTGGCGCCAACTCCGAGACCATTGGGAATCACGTATCCGCCGAGGGGGTAGTCGGACGCGCCGGGCTGCAACTGAGCGCCTCTCGCGAACTGAGAGAAGCCGAGTTGCGCCTTGCAATCAGGAATGCCTGTAATCGTCAAAGCCATGGTGCAGCTCCTTGAGCTTAATAGGTCCAGTCAGTGTCAACGAGAACATCGGCGTTGCCGCTCGAGATCGCGGTGAGTGCCTGAAGAATGCGCTTTGAGATCGGCGCGGTGCCGGATGCGGTGCGGGTGAGCGTGAAGTTGCCGGAACTCATGGTCAGCGAATCGCCAATCGCGGTCGATCCCGGCACATAAGCACCCTTCACGAAGCCAGATGTGGCGATCCACACATAGTTGCCGTTGAGCGCCGTGGCGAGTTGCGCGCCAGTCAGCGACCCAGGGTAAATGGTGGTGTTGACCAGCAAGAGTCCGGCGAAACTGTTGAGGTTGCCGGTCGCGGCCGGGTTGCCCTCGGAGAAGGTTCCGGTGACAGTCGTGAATGTCTCATCGGTCCACGCCACGGGCGCGGGATACGCAAGGCAGTTCGCGTTGGTCGTCGAGTTATAGCGCACGTAACGCAGCACGAGCGGCGCACCCTGACCGTTGACAGTTGAGAGCAGGCCGGGAATGACAGGCGAGAGATACGCCTGACCAAGCAGGTTGTAGGCGCCGTTCGGGTACGGCGGCTGGTTCGACTGAATCACCTGCTGCGTGGACGACGCACTGGCGATGTATGGGTCGATATTGGTGTACGGATTTCCCGAGTTGATTACCGCAAAATCCAAGCCTGCGCTCATCGTAAAACTCCCGGCGCCAGTTGCGCCTTGTTACTGCAAAATCTTTGTTTACAAAAGCCTAACCAGTCACCCCGGACAAGATAAAGCCCAACCGCGGCGCGCTCACCACGATGTCGCCACCGAAGCAAAGCTGGCCGGCGCTGTCCACCGAGTTCGGCAGTTCCTTGAACCCGGTAAAGCCGAAGCCGAAGAGCTCGTGATCGGAGATGTGGACATTCAGGAAGTCGGTGTTCATGCCGAAGACATAGCCGGTCGGCACATACTGATCGACAACAAGGCGCTGGTTGTTGAACCGGATGGCGGTGAAGCCAATGTTCTGCGCCTGGTCGATCATGATGTTGTCGTTGACACGCTGCGCCGGAACCAACTTGTTGTAGAGCTGGTTGTAGATCGACTGCGTGGTGGCGATGAGGTTTGGCTGCCGGTTTCCGAAGGTGGCCTGGCCATAAGCCTTCTGCAGAGCGGTGACCGTGATAGGTCCGGCCACATTCTGATAGTAGCCGTTGATGCCGGTCGAGGCGCCGGTACCGATGGCCGCGCGGGGAAGCCCGCCGTAGGTCGGATAGTTGGTGCCGTCGTCGTACCCGGCGAGCAACCCGTCGAGGGCGATCTGTGAGGAGACGGTGCCCTGGCCGTCATTGTAGATGTCGATGGCGAGCGCCTGGGCCAGAGCCTGCGAGCCGTTGATCATCTTCTCTTCGACGAAGCTCATCACCGCGTTCGTGCCCATGTTGATGGGAAGCTGAGTCCCCTGGATGGTCACGTTGGCGTAATAGAACTTCACCGCAAAGGTCATCGCCGTGTCCGTCTGGACATAGCTGATGTCGAAGGTGGACCCAGGCGCGAACGGACCAGCCTTCAGAGGCGCGTACTGGATGGGCTGCTGGATGTAGAGGCCGCCCGGGAAGGGCTTGACTGTCTCACCCTTGAAGATCAGAACGAAGACGGGAGATACCTTGTAATATTCGTCCACGATCTCGGGGACGATCTCCTGTTTCGTTACGGCCGAAATATCATTGATTGTCAGCGCCATCTCTGGCCTCCGTTATTTGAATTTGCCTAGCTCGCCATTTCGTCGCGGCGAGCCATGATCCTGTCAAGTTGCGCGGCTGCACGGCCCGCGCCGGTTGTTTCTGATGCTGCGCCCGTCGCCGTGCGCCGTTGGAAAGTAAGGATTGCCTTGTTGGTGGACGGACCAGGCGTGGTGCCGGGGACATGCTGGCCGGACTGAGCAGAAGTCGCAGCCTTGACCCCTTCGGCAACCTTTGTGGCGATGGTCCGCTCAGTGACTACTGGAGCAACAAAAGCCTCATAAGCAGCGGTGATCGAAGGATATCGTGCCGCTTTTCCTGCGGGGGACTCCAAGAAATCGTTGAACTTTGCGGAGTCGAATGGCGCACCGGTTTCCTTCTCGGCGCGATAGTAGATGCGATTCAACTCATCGGCGCGCTGGATGGAAATCTTCACCGCGTTGTTGACCAGTTCGTCGCCGCGCGTCTTGACGGCATCGGCAATTTTGGTCTCAATGGTGGTGTTGATCGTGCCGAGTCTTGCGTCGAGCACCCGCTCAAAAGCACTGAGGTCGAATTGTCCCGGAGGCGGCGGAGTTCCTTGCCGCGCTGCCGGAGGAGTAACGACGGCTGGCGGCGTTTCTACTTCGTCGTTATCGTAGTAACTGCGAAGCTCGTCACCGCGAGACAAACGGGTCGCCAGATCCGTCCTTGCCTCCAGTTTCGCGTATTCTGCCGGGCTTAGAATGCCCTTCAAATCTTCGAGGATCGATGCCATGAGTATTTACCTCTCTCGTCTAGGCTGCATGTGAATCGTCTGATTGCGATGGTGGTGGTGCCGGAGGTCCGCCGGCTGGCGGTGCTGCATCGGGCGGAGGAGCATCGGCAGGCTTATCGTCTCCCGAGTCCAGATCCTTCGGGTCTTTCTTCAACCCCTGCACAACCAGTTCCTTGATGCCTTCCTTCAACTTGTCGATGCCAGGCTTCAAGTCTTTCTTCAACTTCGTCATCTTCGAAAGGACGCGGTATACCCCCGTCAATCCCTTCATCAATTCTTCGTCCACATCCGAGTCCGCACCTTTTTTCCCGCCAGGAGGAGGACCACCGGAAGCGGCATCCCCGCCAGCAGGCAGGTTGTCGTAGAACGAAGGCGGCGCGGCAGTGGGTGCGGGAAGTGGCATGGGTTATTTGGGGTTCTTTACCGGATGGCCGGTCTTCACGTTCGGGCTGAATCCGCGGTCGGGGATCACACGGTCGTTGATCATGTGGCCGAAAAGAGCAATCTTCCCGCCAGTGATCTTGGGCGATGTAACCGGCCCGCCGAACGTCTCTTCGCTTACGCGCTCATTCTTTGCCATGGGAGTTTACCTCTTGGGTTGAGGAGGCCGGTTGCCCGGCCCCTCGGTTGTGGTTGGGCTACCTGACAGCGTGAAATCTACTTTTCACGCTTCGACTTACGGCCACCGTGACGCTTGTGACCTTTCCGCTTATGGCCCTTACGCATGTGGAACTCCTTTCGGATCGGTTTTTTTACGAGGCCTTCACCTCGGTCAGGTCTGACGTTTCCGTCACGCCTCGAAGCAAATATCAACCATACTTTTGCGGATTTGTCATAGATGCGGGAGAACTGAAAAAGGAGGTTGGAGTTTGACGGCGATTGTAGGATAATGATGGATATGAGCCAAACAAAAAATGCTCCGATGTCCCCCGCGCAAGTAGCTGAGTATCTTCAACTGAATGTGAAAACTATCTATCGACACCTCAAGGCTGGAACTTTGCATGGTATGCGACTCAGCGACAAGTGCTGGCGGATAGCGGCAAGCGATGTTTACGTCTTTATGCAGAGGGGTCGGCGATGAATCACGGTAAGCCGCGACCAGTGCTGATTCAGCCAGAAGATACCTCTATCCGCCTCATCGCGCTCACTCGGGGTTTTGTTGTCAAAGTTGATGTCTCCGATTATGAAGACTTGATGTGTAATTTATGGGGGGTGATGAAGTGCAGGGATAAGTGGTACGCCTACAGAACCCATATAATCAACGGCCAGAAAACTTCGCTCTTACTGCATCGCTACCTGTTGGGCTTAACGCCTGGTGATGGCATCGTTGTCGATCACGACAACGGAGATGGGCTTGATTGCCGGAGAGATAATCTCCGTAAGGGAGGTACCGCAGAAAACGGGCAGAATCGCGGCATTCAGGCCAATAACACGTCTGGCTTCAAGGGTGTCACGCCGTACCGTTACAACCCGGAGTTCTGGGTCGCCCAGATAAAAGCATTTGGAAAGCATAAGCACCTCGGATTATTTAGAGAGAAAGAGAAAGCCGCCCGCGCCTACGATGAGGCTGCTATTCGATTGCATGGAAGATATGCGCGGCTCAACTTCCCTGAAGAGCATCCTACTTCTTCCCATGCCCGGCCGCGTGCTGCCCAGCCCCCGCCAACTGCGCCAATTGAATCTTCTCCAGCGCTTCGGCTTTAAGTTCGGCTTCGATCCTCTCTTGTTCTGCGATTGGGATTCCGAGTTTCCGGTAAAGAGCTTTTCTGCTTAGGACTCCCATTTTAAGCATCGAAAACGCGATCTGCACTTCCTCATTCTTCTCGATGGCGAGCAAGCTGCCCTTGCGGATAGAGAACACCGCCTGGCGCACGAACTGCTCCGGCTCCATACCCTTCGCCATCGAAAACCACTGGCCGAAGGGCTGCTCAAAGTCGGCGTCCGTCAGACCCTTGGTGCCGAATTTAGCGATCCGGCTCTTCGAGGTAGAGAATTGCATGATGTTCGAGGCGACCTGGGTGCCGGTATCGGTGAGGAATGAGTAGAGGCCCCGGCCCATGAAGCGCACGGGGATCGATCTGGAATTCAGGATCATCTCCAAAGAGTCGCCGCCCGGCACCTGCTTTTTCTGGAGAGATTGATTGATGGCCGACGCGCCAGAGGTCATTTCCTGCTCTTTCTCGACACCCTCCTTCATCTGGAGAACGTAGGCCGGCAACTCGGCGGGCTTGGGGAAAGACGGTTCCCGCGGCGTGTTGTTGTTGTACATCATCTTCGAACCGGGCGCGCCGGGATCCATCGAATCCCAGACGGACTGCGCGAATGCCGCCTTCGGCGCCACGATCCTCGGCTCGATCACGGCGCGAATCATGTCCATCAGTCCGCCGTTGATCCGGTTTACGATGTCGGACATTTGGGCAATGGGTTCCAAAGGGCTAACTCCCTGCGAAGACCACGGAACCCGAATCAGCCGGAGTTTGGCGAAAGGAAACATGCCATGCCAATAGGGATTGCATTGGTCCTGGAGAACCTTGCCGCCGGCGACAATCAGGAATCGGCCGCGCGGATACCACGGCTCTCCCGGTTCGACAAGATACGACCAGTTGTACCGCTCGTCGCCTACGCGCTTCGTCTCGGAACCCTCGTTGATCGAAGCGTCCTTGAACCAGAACTGTTTGAGCATCGCCTTCGGATAGCGGCTGCGCTTGCCGTCCAACTGCCGCTTGCCGAGCATCTTCTTCAACTGCGGATTCAGCCGGACCCATGACGCCTGCGACATCTTGCCTGGCCGCGACACTTCACCAGTTGGCTCGTTGGTCTCGAGGTCGGCTTGCACATCGTTCGCCAGCTCGCCAAACGTCCGCTTGAGAGTTTCGATCGTCACCGGCCAGCGGCCAATGACGCATTCGTCATCCTGCAGCTTCTTCCCCGCGCCGATACTCATCACATTCAGCGGTCCAAGGGGCATGAACTCGTTGTCCCCCATCCCGTTGTTCATCGCTCCGTTCCACTGGATTTTGGCGAATCCCGTGTGGAGCAGCGCCCACATGACGGACTGGGTGAGCTCCGCTTCGAAGTCCGTCACCTGCGCCCACATCGTAATCATCTCGTTGAGCAGGGTCTGGAGAGCGGTGAATTGCTCGTCTTCGTTGTGGAATTTGACCTGGAAGTCCGGCTCGATGTCGGTAAGAATGCCCGCCATTTCCATGAACTGCCGGAAGAGGCGATTGACGGTTGGCCGGCTGCGGCCGTAGCGGGATTTGGCATTCCACTGCTGGCCGGAGATGTAGTCGATGAGCCGGGATGTCAGCCGAATTTCGCGGGAGTCGGCCAGTTCCCGCTCCGCTTCGTCGTAAACGGAGTCCGACCAGGCGAGAACTTCCCGCTCCAGCGCTGCTTCCGGTCTCTCTGTCGAATCGGCCATCGCGTTGGAGTTTACCTGAATCTTTGAGGTTTAGAGGGGGGATGCGGGAGAAAACTTGGAATCAGGCGCCGGACATCGCCTTGCTGAATCTCTCCTCCCATTCATTCAACTTCGCGACCAGATTCTCGTTTTGGCCGGAAAGCTCCTTGACCTGCTCGGCTGTCGCAATCATTTCCGCGCCGTTTTTCACTCCGAGTTTCCGCAGTTTCTCCGCCTGCTGCCCATCAATGAGAACCGGCGCGCCGGCCATACAGGCTCGGATGATCGACCCGATGGTGGGATGGAAGCGCTCGCCGAGGGCATCCTTGGCTTTCATCAGGCATTCCTGGTTGACCCAGATTTCAACCTTCACATCACCGGGTCCGGGTGCAAATCTGACTTCGGTCTTGATCATGTCGGGGTTCATGGCCCAGAACTGCGCGTGGGAAAGCCGATGACCCATCAGGCAGAAAGCGTTTGCATTGTCGCGCATCGCTTCGACTGTGGGTGAGCCCTGGTTACGGCACATTGGGCAATAAGCCCCGGTTACGTTATCGCCTACAAACTTTGGTAGAACAGGCATCTCGTCTCCTATCTCACTTCTTTGATTTCGCCGATGTAAAACGAATTTTGCAGGTAAGTCTTCCCGCTTGCGCCGCGCTTGTAAAACTCCCACGATCTTCCATCCGCGCTCGACCAATAGAAATGCATCCGACCCATCCGGTTCCGTTTCTTGCACAGGCGATTGCCGGGGATTGCAGCCATCGCCAGAGATACGAGCAAGCAGTTGCCGGGAAATTTCATTTACCAATCCTCGCCGTAGTCATCGCCCATCTTCGGACCCGCAGCAGCCATCGCACTCTTATAAGCCCATATTACATCCGGAGTGATCTCCGTTGAGTGTAAACCGTGCCGCAGGTGAAGGTCTTTTTCCACACCCATAGCGTCGAAGATCGGGCTAAAAAGCGTGTTCGCGTTGCAAACAAGAATCGGCCGGACACTCCAGCCCGCTTTACCGAGAATCACCTTGTCCGCTTCCGCCTGGGTGTTGTATTGACCGCGCTGGCGCATGATGTTGTCGTAGACGCCGTAGATGTGCAGCTCGCCCGTGGAGCGGACTTTTTCCGTTGAGGCCGAAGTCTTCAGGTGCTTCGTCGTCTCGCGCAGGCAATAGAGGCCGATCATGCCCGACATCACGGAATCGTCATTGTTGCCTTGCCCCTCAGACCTGCCATCCGTTTCCATCGCCGCGAAGTCGATCATCTCGTCGAGCATGTCAGCGTCTCGAATGACAACCGTATGGTCGAGCAGCGCCTCATTCATGCAGCCAATGATCTCGTCGCGGGTCTTCGAGTTGGTCAGCCAGTGGAGGTAATTTGTCGCCTGGTTGGTGATCTTGTCTTTGAATTGCGGCCGGTAGAGGTTCGGATAGTCGAGGTCACGCAGCTCGTTGCCGGTCGTGATACCGTCTTTCATATACTCGACGGCGATCTCCGCGTTGTTATAGAAAATTCCGATGGCGGCGCCAACGTGTGCGAACTTCTTTGGCGGGATCCATCCCCACCATGTTGCCGCAATCGAATCCGGCTCCATGCCCTGCCCGGCCCGCCACACGGTCGCCATCGAGTAGTCGCCACCGTTGCCGAGCGCCACGTCCATCGAGACATAGTAGGTTTCGTTTGCTTCCGGCATCTCCCAGATGAACAGCCGTTTTCCGCCCCTGCCGGACTTGCGCTTCGGTAAGTCGTGTTTGTCCTTCACCGCGGCGATGTCGTCGGTGTTGATGCGCGGCGGCTCCATCGAGACGAGTGTGATTTCGCCGGCAAACAGTGGATCGCATACCTTGTTCATCTCCTGCCATTCGAGCGAGTCGCGGTCGAAGGCGCAGAGACCCGATGATTGGAATGCTTCGTTCGGGGTCAGCGGATACGACTCGAGGAAGCCGGCCTTCTTCCCTTTGCGCTTGGCAGCCCGCATGCGGTTGCGGCGGAAGTCCCAGAACGTATCTGGAATCTCGAAGTCCTCTTCTTTCAGTATCCGCGCATTGAAGGTGATTTCGTCGTCGGCGAGCTCAAACGTCTCCGGCATGTTCTCCGGCAACGTGTAATACTTTTTGACTTTGTAAACCGGAATCCAGACGGCGCGCATGTCGCTATCGCCATCGACCGCCGCGCACCATTCGTCGTAGAACAGACCCTGGCGACCGTAGCCGGTAGATTCGAAAACTTGGTAGGTGTCGCGCGCGTTCATCGACGGTTTGATGTCACCCTCATACACCTCGTCATTCGGCCAGCGGCTAACCTCTGAAGCGTGGAGAGCTCGAATCGATCGACCAATGGCAACGCCGGAAGTTTTCGTCGCGGCCGACACCTGGAGTCCTGATCCAAGGCCCGGGTCCACCATGCGCTCTTTTTCGTCGCTGCGCTGGAACTCGATGCCGCCGTTCTTTGTTTTGTACATCCATTCCGGCTTCATCCACCACGGCAGATTCGCGTAGGCGTTCAAGCTCATCTGGTAGATGTACTCGGAGGTGTCGTCATTCTGCGCGACGATCATGGTGAAGCAGTGGGGTGTGAACATGGTGTGGTGGAGCATGGAGGCCGCCGTCCACACACTGATGCCGGTCTGGCGGGGTTTGAGGACGATGATCTTGCAATAGCCGTGCTCGGTCCACTCTTCCTGAATCGCCTCGTACAAAATTTCCTGATGGTCCCAGAACGGAAAGAGGGTCTTCAGTTGGCCATGCTCTGTCTTGATGATGTGGTAGTTCTCGAGGTAGTAGCGCAGGTCTAAGGCTTTTCCAACTTCATTTTCAATGAACTGCAATCCGCCGGAAGGCAACTCTGCCCAGGCTCGCGCGATGTCCTGTCCGCAGCGCAGGTAGTGGTCCTGCAGAACTTCGATTTCATCGTTGAGACCGGGATTTCTACGAGGTACTCTCATTTTTGACCTCCTCGATTTTCTCTTGCTCAACCGGATACGCGCTCTCCAACAACTTAGACATCGCCTCTTCGATAGCGCACGCCATCGCTAAAGCGCCGTTGTTGTAATCGGTATCTGGCCTATAGGATCGGTCAAGGTTTGGTTTGAAGGGTATTGGTTTTATTGGCTCCGCTATCCACTCGCCGGTATACCGCTCAGCAACAACCATTCCTTGCTTGCCGCTGTAAGGGTTAAAACAGATTTTCACTCGGGAAAATCTCTTGTTGAGATCGAAGTACCCCTCAACCGCACGTTTTGGTTTTATCGCTTGACTCGTCTTTCGCAGAATCGATTCAAAACTCATTCGCCTTCCTCCTCGTCTTCGTTGTCGTCATCATCGCCCGATCCACCGAAGTCCTTAAACTCATCCGCAATCGACTCTTCATGCGTCAACTCGGCTTCGATCAACTGCGCTTCCTGTGAATTAATGAGACCCTTCTCCTCGCGCTTCTTCCGGAGAATAGCCTCGAAGCTCATTCCGCCGCCGTTGCCGCCGCCGGGCGAACCGAAATTGTTTTGTTGGTTGTTTTGAATGAGCGGACCTTTGGGATGAATGGTTTCGATTGCCGAGCGGATCTCGGTCGCGGTCTTCAACTGCATCGCCATATCCGGCTTCGAGGTAATCTTGCCGGTTTCTCTATCGATGTGAACGACCTTTGTTGCCTTCATGCCGCGCTGGTAAACAAGCGCTACATCATCCAACTGATCTGTGATTATTTCAATAAACTTGGTGTCGAGAAATGCGGATGAGTTGCGAAATTTCCACTCTTTAACGTACTCGAGTGAGGCTTGTACGATAGGCACGCTGGTATTTTCTCGTTTTGCGATCTGCTCCTCAGTAAGACCTAAACTGTCGTGCATGTACCAACGGCGCAGGTCGGTGTCCCCTGGACTCGGCATAGCCTTCCGTGGAGCTTTTAAGCGGTTAATGATGGATAGGGATGTTTCCTTTTTTTTCCTAGCGACCGGCATAGTTAGACCTCGGCTGGCGATTCGGTGAATTGTGAGGCTTGCTCGACCATATCGGCTTCCTGATCCATGCGCGCTGTCGGACTCACAGAGTATGCGGAAGGCGGCCCGGCGAACTGACTATCTTCGGGCGCAAATGCTTCATCCGGAAGATCGGACGGCCCGGGATTTCCTGCGCTCAAAATCAACTCTTGGAAGACACTGATAGCTTTCTCCGCGCGAATCGAAACATTGGTCAGCCGCACAGCCACAGTCTGCAAGGCGTCGGCATTGATCTTGGAGATAGCCACGCCAATGTCTGCTTTGAATTGGTCAAGGGTCGCTCGCAGTTCTTTGGTTTGCGTCTCGGTCGCCGCTTTCCAAGCGCCTTGCTGTCCTTCGAGCGAGGTCTTCACCTCGTTGCGGATTGCGCCGAAACTCGACTTCGCGGATTCGATGGATGTCCGACTCTCTGCCTGGTGGGATTGCAGGAGTTTTTGAGTCTCTGCGTAGACTGCCGCCGCTTGCTGCTGAGCTGCCGTGAGGTCTTTTCTCAGCCGCATGGCGAGCCAGATAAGCACGGCCAGACCCGCGAGGAGTGTGAAGAGAAATAAGGCTGCGAGGACGGAAATGGCCACAATCCCAATAAGACTCATGGATTGAATTTACACTCACTGGTTTCGCTTGCAAAGAGATTTTTGGGATGGTAGTCTATTTTCGTCCTGCCTGCCGGGCTTGGACATCAGGTGCTTGGGGTCGCTCCCTGAGCCGACAAAGTGGTGGGGAGGGGGTCTCGACTCTTCCCCGCCAGCCTCTTCGAGAGGGAGATAATGGCTCTATCAAAGTCTTTGCGTTTTGAAGTTTTCGCCCGAGATTCTTTCACTTGCCAATACTGCGGTCGCCGCCCGCCAGAGGTTGTGTTGGAGTGCGACCATATCCACCCACAGTCGAAGGGGGGATGTGACGACCCAATAAATCTCATCACATCTTGCTCTGATTGCAATCGCGGCAAACGAGACAGAATTATTTCTGAAATCGCTCCACGTCCCGATGCTGATCTAATGTATCTGCATGTCCAACAAGAAATCGCTGAAGCAGAGCGATATTTAGCAGCAAAGAAAAGGCGAGATAAAGCGCAAGCTAAACTCCGCAAAGCCCTGATTGAATTATGGAATCAACAACTCGATTCCGCCCCTCCGTTTATTCCTATTTGGGATTCATGGATTACAAAATACGGCTGCGAAGAAGTTGAGATAGCCATCAATAAAACCGGCGCTAGGGCACGATTTGGGGATCTGAAAGTTAGCGGAGAATCAAGTAAACAAGAGCGATATGGGCGATATGTAAGCGCGATTTTGCGCGACCGCTGGGAGGCGAAGGATAAAAAATGAAATCCTCTCCAGCTTTCCAATTTTACGCCGCCGAATATCTTGCCGACGAGAATGTTGCCCTGATGTCCCTCGAAGAAGAGGGAGCTTACATCCGCGCCATCGCCTATTGTTGGCGAGAAGGTAGTATCCCCGCTAACGAAACCAAACTTCAACGACTCCTGAAAAATGCTTCAACCACCGTTATAAGGGTGGTTACAAATTGCTTCAACCAACATCCAACCGACTCAGAAAGACTGGTCCATCCGCGACTTGAGCAAGAGCGCGAGAAGCAGCGTCTCTGGAAGGAAAAATCATCGCAAGGTGGGAAGAAATCGGCTGATGTGAAGAAAACAAACAAGATACATGATATTGGAGAATTTAAGGGTGGTTGAACCACCGTTGTAAGGGTGGTAGTACACTTCTTCTTCAATCTTCATATTGCGTTTGTCTGGCTTTCGTGCCTCTTATCAGCAGTATTCTTCTAACCCACTATTGGTGGCAAAACATCGATTTTTAGGCCTGAAAGGAAAGTGAATGACGCCTTACTTTGAAGACGGTCCAGTGATGGTTTACCAGGGTCACGTGCTTGACGTGCTGCGGCAGATGCCGGATGAGAGTGTGAATTGCGTGGTGACCTCGCCGCCGTATTGGGGGTTGCGGGATTACGGAACCGCAGAATGGCAAGGTGGTTCTGAAGATTGCGATCACTTAAAGCCAGCGGCGCATGGCTACAACCCAATTAAAACATCCACTCTCGGTCCCAACCGCGACGGAATTTCTACCGACAACTCAGCGCACGCAAACGAGGCTAAACGGCAGCAGTACACTTGTGCTTGCGGTAAATGCGGAGCGACCCGTATCGATCACCAGATCGGGCTGGAGAAAACTCCGCAGGAATATATCGCGAAGATGGTCGAGGTGTTTCGCGAGGTGCGACGAGTGTTGACTGATGAAGGCGCGCTCTGGGTGAATATCGGCGATTCTTACGCTAGCGGTAAGGGAACCTGCTACAACCCCGGCGGCGGCGAAACCTCACTTGGTAAAGACCGCAAAGATGAAGGGGTGCACCCGCTTGACCGTGGCAATAAGTCTACGCTCGCGGCTGTTGGTCTTAAACCTAAAGACTTGGTCGGGATACCGTGGATGCTGGCCTTTGCCCTGCGCGCCGATGGATGGTATTTGAGACAAGAGATAATTTGGGAAAAGCCAAATCCGATGCCCGAGAGCGTAACTGATCGCTGCACTAAAGCTCACGAGCAGATTTTCCTACTTACAAAAAACTCCCGATATTACTTCGACCAAGAGGCGATTCTCGAAGATGTTTCGCCAGGCACTCATGCGCGGCTATCACAAAATGTCGAAGCACAGATCGGTTCCGAGCGCGCCAATGGCGGCCAGAAGACCAATGGAAATATGAAGGCGGTTGGACGAAAACTCGCCGAGGCCGGCAGTGGCACCAAAAACAACACAAGTTTCGATGCGGCAATGGCGGTAATGCCAGACAAGCGCAATAAGCGCAGCGTCTGGACTGTGGCGACTGAAGCATTTTCTGAGGCCCACTTCGCCACGTTTCCGCAAGAGTTGATCAAACCCTGTATCCTCGCCGGATGCCCAGCGGGCGGAGTCGTCCTCGATCCTTTCGCCGGCTCGTTGACCACGATGCAGGTCGCGTCAAAGCTCAACTGCAAATCGATCGGCATCGAACTAAATTCTGACTACATCGACATCGGAATTCGCTGCCGTCTCAAACAATCCGTACTAGACTTTACCCAGGAGGAAACATGCCCACCAACCCACAATTCCTGATCGCCGCCCGCACGATGATCGACCAACTGCTTGCCAGAGGTCAGCGCCCGCTGGTGTTCCTGATGAATCCGACAACCGCAGGAGTCATCGCCGCGGATATGGCTGAGTTCCACTTCAACCAGAAGTCCGCCTTCGCTCGCTTCTGGCATCTGGTGCGGCATGGGAAGACTGTGCCGAAACTGGAGACACTGCACGGCGTCCCGGTGCAGGAGATGGCCTCTTTGCCGGATGGAGCGATGCATCTGCAGTGCGTGGCGAATATCTCACCGCAGGCGATTGGAGAGGCGATGAAGGCCCAGGCTGCGCAGAACCAGCAGCGAGGTCAGGAGTTCTGGGAGAAGCAGCGTGTCGAGCCGCCGGCTGCCGCTGAGGGAGATGTAGCGCCGACTCTGAATGACCTGGCGAGTGGGAGTGGGGATCGACCGAGTTGTAGCGATGTGTTGATGAAAGCGATGGAGCGCGCGGACGAGTTGTCTGGCGTGGTGGTGATTCGTGTCTATCCAAACAACCGGCTGGATATGTCTCTCAATGTTGACCACTATGCCGCAACCGGGATTTTACAGAAGGCGATGATTTATCTCGCTCACGGTGATCAAGTATGAGCTACCACGACCTCAGTGAATGCACTCTAACCGATGACGAGCGCAGAGCGGAGGCGACCCGTATCTGCATCATGATCGTTGATGTCAATGGAAAGACTCAGCGCGAAGTTGACTTCATCAGGCAGATTAGCCAGTCCGGCCCAGTGAGCGTCAAACAACTGTTCTGGCTACGCGATATAAAAGATCGGCTTCTATGATTTCGCGACCAGGAACCAACAATCGCGGTGGACAAACTCTTTCCCCTTCGGTGCAAGGTAGGCGAGAACCTGATCGTTGCCGACATTCCGTTTGCCAAGATAGATGTCGCTCAGCATCTGAAACGAAATCCCAATCTCTTTGGCGAAGGCGATCTGACTTAGACCGCCTTGCCTACTCTTCAAAAGGTCGATGAGTTCGGTTGAGGTGTAGGGGGTTTCAGGTTTACCCATCGTCTTCATCGTCCTTCGGAAGAGGAGTTTCAGCCATAGCGCTTTCGAGTACCGCAACCTGCTTCTTGATCACCTCTTGGAGACTCTCGGCTTCGCGTAAGTTATATTTGGCGGTGCCCAGCAATTTCTTCAATGGCGCATCTCCATCCAGGATGAGTTTGACGATGGAGCCAACCTTGTCCGGCTTAGGCCAGCCGTACTGGATGTTGAGTCCCGACGCTTTTTCGAACAGCTCGATTTTCTCGTGAAGCTCCTTGTATTGATTTTCGTAGTAGTCAGCGTTCGTCCGCGATATGCCTTGCTTATATCCTTCATCTCTCGCCGCATTTAGGGCCACAGTGTCTATCTTCGACTGGCGATTTGCAACCGCGTAGACCAGCGCCGTCAGCATTGTCATCGACATTGGTATCGGATCCAATTTTGGGCATGGAACTACGCACTTCAAACGGTTTTTCTGCGCGACATACATGCCCCAGGTTGGAGGCAATTCCCCGGGCTTCACAATGTTTTTATTTGGGACGACCAACGCCCAATAGTTGCAGTAGCGCATGATCGACTCGGCTTTCTCTGGCTGCTTTAGTTCGTGAAGCCAGTCAGAGCGCGACACCTTCATTTCGAAACCCCAAACAGCCTTACCCCTTGAGCGATAGAGGCTGATGGCAATAGCGTCCGCAGTGCGGTTCCCGTCAAACCCTGTGGCATCTCTCACTTCTTCCAGGGTGATGTAGGCGGGGGGCGTGAACGTTCCTTGCAGGCGCAGGAATAAATCGTGGGCCGCTAACTTGATTCCCGCTTCTAATTCTTCATCCGCGACCGCCTCGGGTCCAACTAACTCCTCATAGGTAGGTTCACTCATGCTGGCTTTCCCCACGCCGATGCGAGATGTAATCCGAAAGGAAGACTCCAGGTACTCGGTAGAATCCAGAGCACACGCAGGTTGGCCGCGCTTTTCCATTCGTGCTCAATCGCGGGGTAGACTTCGACGGCGACGACTTCCGGACCAAACAAGTCATGCACGATCCGCTGTAGTTCCTCCCACGAAATACGCTCGATGTCACCGTGCCGGATTGCGCCAATTTGCCATACGCCGCCGATAGGAGTCTCGCAGACGAAGGCCTGGACCTCGTAACGTTGATTTGCCCAGATGTGTTTGCAGTGCATGAGGTGCGGGAAGTCGCTCCGCATTTTGTCCGTCACTTCGGTTTGCCGCCAGACTCCCCATTCTCTAGCGAACGATTTAAGAATTGCTGTCTTTCTCGCTTTCATTAGTTAAACCTCGCAAATTCTTTGTGGTATTTTGCCGCCGCCACGCAGTAAGCTGCATGTGCCAGTTCTGGAGTAGCAAACAAACCCAACGAAAACTTATTTCCGTCAACCATGATTTGTGCTCTCCACTTTCCGGTTTGTGGATGAAAAGTTACGCCTTTATACCCAGACTTGTTATCTCGGTGTTTTCTTTTATTGCGCTGATTTTCTGCTTCAGATGCTACCCTCAATACATCCCGCCGATTATCGAGTGTATTTCCAAATTCATGATCAACGTCGATCCCATCTGGAGCATTGGTGATGAGGCGATGCATTCTTATCCAAGTGTCAACCCCGTCAATACGAATTGATCGGGCGGCGTAATGATAGCCTCCCTCTTGGCGGATGGATGTCCACTTCCACTGCATCAGCCACTCGTAATCAGATTCCCAAACAATCGTCCACTGGCCTTGGGTGAGTGGGATAAGCCGGCAGTAAACGCCGTCAATTTTAAATGGCTCAGCCTTATCGATGACTGGGAATATACGCCTGTGTCCATTTAGGAACCTCTTCGGCCTCCTTATCTGCCACCCATACTGTTCGCTATTTTGTTTTGCTATGCTTGTTTTTTGACCGCATTTGCAGTGACAAAAACCATAAGGAACGTCACACTGTGAGTCGCCGCAGATACAGAGTGGTAGACTGGTTTCAAGAGGGGTCATGATCGCTCCTTGGGCGATTAGGCTTGCCGGTGCTATCAACACCTGACTCCTCAATTTTACTCCATATCGATTGGGTTTTGACCCAACAGTTCAAGTAGTTTGTTGACGCTGCGCTGCACGGTCGCCACTGACTCCTTGCGATATTCGGCAATGAGAGTTACAGACCAGCCAGACCTGTATAACTCGATGCGCTTGCGCTCGTCTTCATTCCATGCGCTCATTGGCTGGACCTGTGAAAATAATAATCCGGATCCCGATAGATTTCGGGACCGCACCAGCACGCACAATGAATCAAATGTGGCAGTCCGAAGGTTGGCAGCATGTGGACAGTCGATTCCCAGTCTGGCGACCCATCCTCAAGCCTGCGCTCGGTGAAGACAATGACCTTGCCGCGCGCTCTGTCTTCTGGAGTCGGCGTGTATTGCTCGATGACGCTGCAATCAGGCTGCGCTTCGAGCTCGGCGATGGATTTCTGGTAGAGCATCATTGAATCGTCTCCGGCGGTTTTGTTTTCTCGTGCTCCCGTGAACCTGGATGATCGGCATCGTGGTGGTCCCACATCGTCCACCGCTTCAGTTTGCCGTTCTCATCCTTCTCGCCTTCGATCGCAGTCAAATCGCCGCACTCCTGTAACTCTGGATGACATGGGCAGGCATCGCTCATTTCGTGCGCTGCGGAGACTACCGACTCGCCATCAATCTGGATCATCGGCATAATGTGATAGGTGACAAATTTTCCATTATCGTCTCGCTCTTCGATCACTCCCCAGTTGCTCATCCTTCGACTCTCACTTTCCCGTTACCGTCACACTTCTGGCAGCGGTCTGAGTATGGAACTGGCAGATCCGCCATGTTCAATTTGAAGATTCCAGATCCATCGCACTGGTTGCATTTAGCAACCCATCCCGATCCGCGGCAAATCTGGCACTTTGACTTGCCGACGATCTTGTAATCCCGGGTGCCATCTTCGTTGTTGCGATAGGCGGTTGCGGCGCAGACACATTGTTGTTTCATCGGTTACCAACTCTTTCGACTGCTTTCCATAGTCGATCATCCATCGCCAATGAATTAACTCGCCGAACAGGTTTCTTCTGAGCATAACTACTACGATCTTTACCCTCGAGAGTTTTGTATTCAGGTAAAGATAGCGGTGGGTCTCGTTCTAACTTTACCGCCCGAATCTCGCGTGCGACTTCCTTACGCTCGCGGAATTCCCGCCTGATTCCCAGTATCGAAATGCGCGTCTGCGCAATCAATCGACTCATGGTGTTTCGGTGAATCCCTAACTCGCGCGCAGCGGCACCCGAGTCACCTCTATGCGTTCGCAGAACACGTAAAAGCAGTGCTCTCTTAAACTCCCACATTGCATCCGAATATGCGCTCACAGGTACTCTCCACAGTCCCGGCAACTCCATCTGCCGATACAGAACATCTTCCGGTAGTGGCCGCAGCATTCAGGCGCGCGGTGATAGCCAGCCCTGCGCTTGGCGAGGTCCAGGTTCTCCGTCCGATAGCGCGGCAGTGGCGTGTCTGGTGAGAGGACTTCGCCTTCAACCGGATACATTGACTGCATAACATCTCGGACGGCGAAGTTGAGGCGCTTATATGAATCGTTGACGATTGCCGCGAGAAAAGGGTCCATCTTTTCCGGCGCCAATACCTCGCCTTCGATCGCCTGCGGTCGGATTGTGATGTCAGTGGTCATTCTTCTTCAGCAACCCCATTGCCCCGGCCTGCAGCCAGAATTTGAATCCATCAACCAGCCATGCACTTTCAGAGAGCGTCAAACCATTGTCCAGCGATCCCTGAAAGTCGTCTTGCCCTTCGACCTGTTTAGTGCGGTAGAGAATCAGCACCTGGTCGTATTGGTCGGCGCGTGAAGCCAGAGTTGCGGCGAGGTCCACTATGCTTTCTATCTGCTCGTTGTTCAAGAGTAAGCCTCCAGTTTCGTCGTATACGCCAGCATAAGCGGATGCCGCGGGGAGCGGTCGCCATTCCGTCCCCAGCAGTACAAGTTGAGAATCTCCTTCGCGATGCGATCTGCCCGATGCCGCCCGCGCCAGGAAGCTACACACGGCTTGCCCCAGGCCGCGACAATCCGGTGGCAGCTGAAATGGTTGATGTATTGTTTCAGGTGCTCGACGGTATTCTCCGGCCCAAATGGATCCGCCGCCGCTTTCCACTCCTTTGGGTCCGTTGCGCGGTAGGCGCCGACATTCAGCATTAGTACGCCGCCGTAGCCCATCCGCTGCGCGAAGCCAATTACCTTGCGAATGGTGGGATCGTCCTCCTTCTCGTCAGCCTTCGACGGGTTGCAGCCGATGACGCAGAGAAGCGGAAGTGACGCATCCCAAACCCGCAGGAGCCAGTAGCGATATTTTCGGTCTTCGGATAGGTAGGCTGTCGTGAACAATTACGCCGCCTTCCTCAACACAGCGGAAAACGCCTCAGCATTGCCGGCGGTTCCGCAATTCTGACAAACGATGCACTTCACATTCTGCGGCCGGACATCGACCAGACAGCGCGGGCAGCGGAAGTGGAAAGGCTCGCGATGGACTACGGGGAAATTGGCTATGGTGAGCATGGGGACTCCTTTTGATCTTCGATCATTTGGATGCGTTGGCCGATCCAGTTCACGACGTTTTCGGCGGCCGACACGAAAGACACCCGCAGTTAGCCGCATGCGCTGGCTTTTGGTAGATAGATCGTGGCGGCAATATCTCCGCCGCGGTACGAACTTCGGGGACGGAAGCCATGATTCGGGCCAGGCGAGATGGTTTTTCCATTTCATCCCGAATGTGCTCGTCAAACCGGCCATTCAACTCCGCCATCCGCTTTTCGTCCTGCGCGTTGAGTTTGCCGCTTGATTTGCGCGCGGGAGCGGAAACCTCGACCACCTCTTCCGAGCCCGGCGTATGCCAGCGCCGGCACCGGCAACCAGCGCATTTCTCCGGCGGCTCATCACCCTTCGCCAGCCAGATCCAGCCGCAGTCCTCGTACTCACACTTCCAGCAGTCGCGGTTGACGCGCATCAGTGAACTCCTTACGCCGCAAAGGTGTCTTTTTCGATGACTTCGTAAACGAAGACGTGCTCGTTTTTATGGCTGAGCGCCATCGGGATGATCCAGGTGAGATTCGGCACGACGACCGGCAACTCATCCAAATGCCAGACCATCACCGCTTCGGATTCTATTGTCCGCACCTTCGCCAGTTTTTCCGAGTCGAATGCATGGAAGAAATCCACCTGCCACTCCGGATTCTCTCCGCGCGCCCGCAGAATCAAGAACGGTTCCCAGTTCTGCACATCAACTCCCGCCTCCTCAAAAAACTCACGCCACATCGCCGCTGGCGCACTTTCTGTCTGCCCAGCGCTCATCGTGCTCCGTTTTCCGCCAATCCCATTCCACTTCCCGACTACCGCCGCTGGACCGTGGTTCTTCAAAATCAAAGCCACCTTATTGCGATCCTCGTCGAACAACAATCCCGCCACATACTTAATCATCGCTTTCCTCTCTTCCGGTATTCCGTACCACTCCGGTATAACGTACCGGAACAGCGTACCGGAGTCAAGAGAATTCCGCGAACTAGCGGATTTGGGAATTGGGATTTGGGAAAATTGGATATATTCAGTTGGTCGCCGTGAGGCGACGTGCGGGCGATGCCCACCCCTTCCGCGCGAGTTCCCGGGGGAAGCGAGTCGCCGAGCGCCGGCCAGGTCGAGCCGGGGGCGCAGGGTGGGCGCGTCGAGGGGGCGCGGCCGGTCCCGAAAATGGGGCGCTGTCCGCTCTCATCGCCATCCGAAGATGTTCTCCGCCTTAATCTCCGCAAGTCCAACCATCTAATAGACTTGGACGCCGACAGACTGCGCCATGTGTTGAGGCTATACACAAGGGATGCGCGAGAAGAACAATAAACGGCGCGAAGTGGGAACAACTCAGGGAACAGTTACAGCGATGGATGCGTAAGGCCCACCGGCAAGTGGAGGAAGGCGCGAGGCTTGCGGCTGGCTGGCGATCCCGGTCGATGGCTGGGCGCATCAGCTCGGCAAGCTGCCACCATATAAGGATGCACTGCTCGCCTGCGCGGTGCGAATGGGTGGGTCTGGATCAGGATTGCGGCAGGAGATGACCGGCAAGCTGTCTATATATGGGAATTATCCCTTTAACTCCCGTGTGAAAACAGTTCGTAAATCTCTCACTTTCCGCTTGACACATTACACGGTTGTGCTAACCTTAATACATCAGAGGCAACCAGCCTCCTGGAGAATGAAAAATGACGATCCGCGAACAGCTTTACGACGCAGTTTCCGATCAATCCGCACAGGCTTGCATCAACCAACACACCCGCAACATCCACACCCTTTACGCAATGCCCGATGGTCGCGTGTACTGGGGCCAAGAAACCTCTACAAACTCTTGGGATGTGTTGGCTGGAACCGTTGATCCGGTTGCTGTGATCTACCAGACCGGAACCGGCTCCTGTGGCTGCAATTGTGATGCTTGCATGGCTGGCGATGATCCGGCGGAATGGGCAGGAGATGATGCCAACGAGTTGCTGGACGAGTTGATTGCCAAAGTCGATGCTATCGAAGTTGGCTACTTTGACGATGAGCAAGAGGCATAATCTCCGCCGCGCCGCATCCAGCGTAATCCGTGCAATATCACACTAAACCGCCCACGGAGATGTGGGGCAGGAGATCAGCAAATGAAGGCCATCAGGACTCGCTACCTACCTTGCACCGATACCTACAGTCTGACCTACTCGCCTGCTTTCGGGGCAAATGATGGTTTGATCGACACCGACGCTCCCGACCACGACCTTGACGCAATGGCCCCACGCTATCTCGTCTACACGGCAGACGGCACAGAAGTAGGAGATTACGAGAGCGAACGCGATGCAGAGTGGGCGGCAGAATCGCGTGACAAGAAATTAAATCACTCCGCAGAGAACGGCGATCTCTGCCGCGTCGAACTCTTTTCGATAGCCGAGCAAATTTCGCTCTGATCTCCGCCGCGCCGCATCCACGGTAAGTGGAGCGTGAGGTTGGTAACCTCGGGCGGTACGTAACCCGCCAGAAAGACTCCAATGGAATACTCGCCTAATTGGGACCTCTCGACGATTCCGCGCGATCTCCTGCGCGCAGAATACGCCAAGAGCATCAAACCGCCCGCGCCCCGCGCTCGCGTCGAACTGCCTTGCGTCCAATGTGCTCATCCTCTCAGTGCCCGTGAGCGCCGCAAACCGTGCCCTAAATGCGGCTCCCGCCAGCCACGAGAGTCAAGTACGTAAATCCC